TTTTGCACAATACACTATAATGTGCAATATGGCTGTAAGTGGCTGATAGTGGGAGGGATACCATCCTAATATTTGGACTAATCGTTACAAGTCTTTGACGCGTATAGGGGTACGTGAGTCAGGGGTACGAAAAACGATTAGGGAATAGAGCAGCAGGAGGAGCAAGTCCTTTAGAATCAGCAATAGGGAGTCTCTAAGAAGTATCGCGACAAGGCCGGGTCGGGGGATTCCCCCACACCCACTCGCTCAGCCTGAGCTGTCGCGGCCAGCGTGGTGGTACAGGAGGGACACGTACGTATACGGAACTAATAGGGATAGGGTCCCATATATGATAGCAAGGGACCCTAAAGGGACCGTAAAGGGACCGTATATGATAGGCATATATAGGGATATGTACACCATAGGTACCATATATAGTGGCCTTATAGGGGGTCAGTACCGAAGGGGTACTTATGGGAGAAGTTTTCCTAGTTTCTTGAGGGATAGGATGGTACTTGGTAGGGGAGATGAGGGGTAGGTGATTCCAGATAGGGTGGTGGGGGTGTCTTGGAAGGGGGTATGCTGAAGCCATGAGGCCCATGGTGCTCTTGAGGGCAGGTTATCTGGGGTAAGGTGCTCTTGAGGGCTCTTGAGGGCTGTATGGGCCGGAGGTTCCCAGAGACTACTACAGGAAGCACTCGGCGATAAACCGTTCTCTCGTTCTGCTCGGATCGGCCTTCCTTCGGAAGCCCTCACACTCGCCAACTCGCTCACGCTTTTTCACCTCGTCTATGCAGCGAGGAGAATAGCATGGGCTGTGCGCTCGACCCGATCAGGGATCGGCTCTCGCTGCTCCAGAAAGGTGTCCGGTCTCTTATGGGTATGGGTATGGGTGGAGAATGGAGAAGCCCCTAGCCAAGTCAGTCGAGAACGCTTCCTCGTGGTTTCCTTACCCTAACCTGTTCCAATTTCGCTCTCGCCTTTTAGCCTGTGTCCCTTTAGTTCCGTGAACCATACTTTATCACGGTGGCATATTGGAATGTGACAGGGTGACCGAGTTCGGGGGATTTCAGGTGTTGGGTTCGGACCTTCGACGCACACGCGCTCGGGTTCCTTGGGTCTAGGGGCTATGCCGGTTACAACACGAGATAGGCACTATGCCGTCTCGCTTCTGGCCGGTTCTCGTGGGTATGGTCCTTTACGATCAAAGGCTGTCCGTCTGACGTGAACTCGGTGGATGACTGCCGGGGTCAGCCGGGTCTCACTCTGCCGAGAGCGACATGTCAGATAACTTTTCCTACGTACAAGGGGTGCTGCGCCGGAGTAGGATACTCTATGCCTATCCGAATGTTCTTATATACTTTTTATTTTATCTATAGGTTTCATCTATCGTAAGGCCGTCGCCATCGTGTTAGGTCATATTGTCACCTCCAGTGTCAGTGCTGGGAATGACTCCAGCTTGCTTATGGTACTGCTGAATCGCCCGAACGTCAAGCGTATTCAAGAGTTCCATGATCTCCACCTTGCCGACACCGTGGGTGTGCAGTCTGGACTCGATGTCGTTCCGCATACTGTCCTGCTTCTGGCTCAAGTATTGCATCTTGTCCTTCGGTGCCAGAAGCGCTAGTCCGTTGAGCACGTCGATGCGCGCTTGGATGTAGTTCTGCTGTCGGCCTTCGGACACGATCTCGAAGATGAAGGGCTTGTCTTTGAGATTGGCCGGAGACTTCATCGGAACTGCCGTCTTTAGGTTTAGGTTTGTGCCCCAAGACGGAGGCTGGATCGGATCAGGATAAGATTTCTGGGTAACCTGCGGAGCCGGTACCTTGTAGGTGTAGTATTTGTATGCGCCGGTCGAAGGGTCTTCAACGTAGTCTGTCTTCTCGACGTACTTCGGTGCCGGTGGATCAAGCGGAGCCGGTAGGTTGACGTAGACGCTCTGCACAGGGAGAACCATACCACTACCATTTATGATCTTGGTGTTACTATACGGGCTGGGACTGCTATTGAATTTGATGTTGTAACCTACCGCCGCGTCGAAGCCTTTGGACTCGAAGGACTTGAAGTTCTTCGAGTTCTTTACCTCGTAGATATCTGGATCAGGCTCCGACTGCAACGCCGCGCCCAGCGTCGCCATGGCGGAGGGTAATGGAGTGGCTTGGAAGTGAAACGCATCGGTGAAAGGTCTACCGTCACAGTTCACCCACGGACCTGTCTCGGGTACCGAAGTCTTGAGGTAGCTTTCCCAGGCATCGGTCCAAGAGCTTCCGTGCCAAATCTGCCGAGAGCCGTCTACAGGATCATGCCATCCAAACTGAACACGGTGGTTTGGATCTATGGTCTGCAAAGGTAGCTGATGCGCAAAGCCGCGCCCGTCGCCAAAGACCATCTTCATCAGCTTCAAAATCTCAAAGCCGATTTGCTCGTCGTTAGCTTCAGATGCGGCTTTCAGTTCGGCCTTCTGTGGATACGCCATTTCTATGTTCACTCCGGTTTGAGTTGCCATTGGTTAGCAGATCGGGCCAGAGAATACTACGTCAGTCTTCCCTTTGTTGCTGCCCTCTATTTCGGCGTAGGATGCATGTCGCACGATGTAACTATGCTCTCGTTTCACGAATCTGTCAATCCATTCGTAGTCCGGCTCATCGCGGAGCACAGAAATCTTTTCCGCAGCCTCCACCGTGTCGAGCAAGTCCTCGATCTCTTTCGAGACCTGTTCGTAGGGAAGTTTTCCCTGCTTGATCTCTAGGACGTGCGCCGCGTTGTGCAGCGGGAACGTGACCTTGCCGGTGGACATGAGTTCGAGGGCTTCGTGACCGACGCGGACGGCGTGGGACAGAGCCTTCCAGTCTACACCTTCATTCGACTCAGCCTGGAGAGCACGCGCTCCGTAGTTCTCGAATATCTTGGTGAAGATTTCAGCAGCCAACTTGACCGAAGCTTTGAACGGGACTTTCCGATTGCAGCACTCGAAGTACACCTCGCTCGGTCGCACGCCTTTCGGATCGTCGTAATGAGTGATCGCCATGTGATCTGGATGGATTCTGACTAAGCCTGGGATATAATCTGACATACCTTCAACTTTGAAGGTTGCCCCACACGTCTCATAGGCCTGCTTGAAGAACGATGCCGCCGCACGAGCCGCCGCAACTCGGCTCCCTTTAATCCCATACTTGTTCGCCTGCTGACGGCAGTAGCCCAGGAACACGCTAGCCTTCTTCGTGATAAGTTTGTCACGATTCCGCTGGATCATCTTCCAGGTAGGCGAGGTGATCTCGGGTTCCGGTGCGAAGAGCATGTCGATAGCCACAGTCTGACCGGAAGCAAGCAGCTCGAAAAAGTAGTCTAGGCTATAGGCTTCGTTGTCGATGTCGGTAGGCAGGTTCTTCTCACCCTCGGCCTTATCGCGACGTCCCTCACGCATGGTCTTCTTCACCCGGCCAAGCAGGATGTCGGAGGCAGATGGCAGGTACACAGACTTGTAATCGGTATCGGACCAGGGTGTGCTCGTGCCGTAAAGGTGACTGCCAAATTTGATCTTGACTACTACGCTCTCGCTCATGCTTATCTTGCCTCTCCTGCTATTGGCACGCCTTTGTATCTGCACTTCGACGCGTTGTCGACGTGCTCCCATTGACCTATGTCTATATTCCAGACAACAGGTTTCAAACATTTTGCACACTTCACTGTACAAGTCCTAGCGCCACCGCCTGAGTTCATCAGTCCTCCATCGCAATCATCACAAAGATAACCGGCCAGAACAGAATAGCCGTGACCATAGCCATGAATACCAAAATAGGCTTATTGCTTTCAAACTCGCCTTGCTGTATGGCCTCGGTCATTATAATACCGATCCAAATAGCCCCGATCAGGAGATACACTAGGAATGCGAAAATCATCATTAGTCCTCGTCTCTAAACTTTCTACCCGTTGGGACTGTTACTACTTCCAATTCTACAGGAGCCTGATCCTCTTTGTCAAGCAAATGATCCATCGCTCCGTCCTTTATTGCTTTGATCTGCTCGGGAGTTAGCGACGCCAAAGGAGTGATCTTCTTTGGTGAGTACGTGAGCATGGATGGTACGGATTTCTTATAAGCCTGAGCTTCTAGTCCGGCCTGAATGACGCTGTCTGGAATACCCCCGATACTGGATAGTCCTGATTGTCCATACCCAAGACCAAAGAGCGCATTAGCATTGGCCTGCTGGTTTGCATAGCTACCCCCCATCTTCTGCTCGTAGTAGCTGGCCGCCGAAGCTATCTGCTGAGAAGGGTCTGAAAATTTCGGGGTGGAAAGAACACCCTTATAAGTTTTGGCCGGAACCACGAGCGTGTCGTCGGGCGGGAGCTTCGGGACTTCTGACTGCTTTTTGTACGGCATGACTGCGGAGACGTACGCCATGTCCTTGAGTGTCCTACCAGGTGGAAGATATGCCAAGTGTTTTGATACCAAATCCTCTACTGTAGTGGCTTCTGGGAATACGTAGCATAGGTCTTCCTGAATGAGACACGGCCCTCCTCCCCATAGACTCCATCGGTACTCGAAGGTGATCGGCGGTGTAGTAGGATCGGTATTTAAGTTCTTAGGCTCTTGTTTAGTCTTCATCTCGGAATAGTCTAAAACGTAGTTTGGATTTATTGGACTGCTCGGCCACGGCTTCCATAAAGGGTCTGAATTTATATCCAACGGGACGTACAAGCCCATGGATGGGCAAGTCGTAGATGCTAGTTTGGAGACTGAGGTAGGTTCTAGCTTCTCCAACGAACTTGGCCCTAGCGTTTGCTTCACTGACTCGGGCTCTTTTGGCTCGTTCGGCAACGGTGAGAAACCCTGGTTCAAGAGGCTCATAAGAGAGGATATCATTCATCTCCATCATCGCGGAATTTACGCGTAGCTTTTGGCTCCAACGAACCCGCCTCCGAATACGATACGTTTGCAAAGGCCGACAGCACCTTCAACGCGTTATTTGCTTTTCCGTTGTGCTGGTGAGCCATGCAGAAGGCTACTATAGCGTCGTCGGGGTCTTCGACGTGATTGACTTGCGTCGTGAGAAGAACCTGAGTTTGCTTGCAGCGGTCGCAGTATAGTCGGTAGTCGAACGAAGAGCCATAGTGCATGGAACGATTCTGAAGTTGAACGTTATCGTTCGTCGCCATCGATACACGATCCATCAGACCGGGATGGCACTCATGCACGAGCTTGGGCGGCGTAGATACCCCTAGCTTTGTCGTGATGCCGTCGAGGATGTAGTCTACTGCGGTTCCTTCAGGTGGCATTGCTCTTTCCCAATCTCCGATATGTTCTTTTGGTGGAGCTTCCTTTTTCGGAAGAATGAACATTTGTGGCTTGCTGGATTTGTACGACCCCGGTTGTATCCATTGTGGTGACTTAGGCTTGAACACCGGAGTTACAAGATGCTGGTTAGCGGCCTGTTTAGCTTTGAACTCTTCGAGAGAAATAGGCGTGGCTTTTAGGTGATCTAAGTCGGTACCTGTGACCTTCTTCAAAGCCGCTACCGATTCTCCTATACCTTTATAAGCCACGCCTGATCCTTATCCGTGTTGGCCGAAACGATTCGGCTTTCCCTTGAGAGACATCCGCTGCGCCACCTCTTCGATGGATACCGGATACCAGTTGTTTGCATCGACTCCTACGTCGAACGACAGGAGGTCGTCCTGCTCAGGTAGAGCGCCGTGACTGTGGCCATATAACTGCCACGATCCGCTATGAGACTTATCCCACACACGCCCGGCAAAGTGATCGAGCACGATCATCTGCTTCTTGGACTTCGTAGGATCGAGCTGAACCTTTAGCTTCGCACGATCCTTCAACCACACAAACTGATGCTTGAGAGTCACCGAACGCCCAGCCTCTTCAAACAACTCTTCATGGTTGCCGAAGATGTAGTAGTGGTTCCCGTTTAGACGTTGCATGACTTCAATTGCATTGTCGACGCCAAAAGTTCTCCAAAAAGCGTCTCCCAAATGGTACACGAGGTCACCGGACTTGACGACATAATTGTGCCGGTCGATCATTCCCTCAGTCATCTCTTCGAGAGTCCCCCAGGGACGAGGCTTTGAGGTTGGTAGACCGGTCTTGTGATCTAGAAAGCCGAGCATTACGTTTCGATGTCCGAAATGTTCGTCGCTGGTGAAATGAATGTTCGGTGTCATAGTTTCTCGATTCTTGTTACGTATTTGTTTCAATTTGGTGGAGCGGCGAAACCCGCCTGAACCCGCCCCTTGGGTGCCCCGAACTAACTGGCCAGCCGTTCCCATTGCTGCAAATGCCCGACTACCGCCGCACACCTTCTCAGCGCCCTTACTGGGTCTCAGCTTAGGGATGGAGTGCGCCATTACTTCCGAGCACGATGGCACCGGAGATTGCTCTTTTTAGGAGGCGGGTCTAGACTTCAATGTGTGTCCCTGTGAGGCAGGGACTACCTTAGCAGCTTAGGCTGCAACCAGATCGGCTACTCGCACCTTGGTGTCGATGTCGTGCCCAGCCGAAGCCGAGGGGAACATCACCATGTTGCGGATCGAAGCCATTTCGTCATTGTTCGTGACATTTCTTTTTGCGAGTTTCTTTTTACGGGCGAAGCTAACAAATTCCCGACACGCAAGTTGTACCCACTATCAGCCGCCGTCGAAACTGAGTCACCCCCATAATCGAATCAAGATCAATTTATGGTGGAGGTGGCGAGTTCTGCCCTCGCGTCCGCCGACAATAACAAGCAACCTTCTACGTGTGTTACCGGACGAGTGTTTTGTCCGAGATGTCTTCTGTATACCTTACTTCAAGTCTGGTTGGTGTGTCAAGGTCTTTCTTGCGCTTTTTTAAATACAGTGCAAGACCAAAGAGCAGGATCAATCCTATTCCCATTACTTCTTTCTCCCTGGCGGTCTTCCCGCCCCGTAGTCCGTGGTTGCCAGATGCGTATCGGTACGCTCTTTTGAGAATGCTGCTAGCTCTTCCATATCGGTCGGTGAAAGCATAGGCACGAGCGGGTAGAAGGACATGCAGTTTGAAGGGTTGGCCCATCGAATATAACCAACATGGGTACCCACATCTCTGCGCTTGCGGGATATAACCCTAAATTTGTGGGTCTTCCCGCCTTTGATTGCCGGTCCTAAGTCTTGGTAGTTGAATAGTGTTCCCTGCCAAAACGTCCTGTCTACTTTCTCGAATGCCATTGATTTCTCAATCATACCTAAGTTACTTTCCTTTGTCAAGCTAATTCAGGCTGGGCTGATACGGCCACGCCCTTTTACCTGTCGTGTAATCGTCGTAGTTGTTGGCGAGGTCTCGGTAATAGTCACCCATGATCCGGCTGTTTTCGAGTGCTTGTGCGAGAGGGACGATTGGCGCGTCGAAGTAGTCTTCCATGTTTCTCCTGTTGGTTGTTTGGGTTATGCCTGTGTTGCTGATGTCTTGACTCTACGCGCAGGTTTATTTTTTGTCAAGGCCTTATTTTTCACAATATTTTTTACTTCCATCGCGAAATCTATAGTGTGGTCACAGACATTTTGCAGATGGTAGGCCCATACCTCCTCTGTGTGGTCACAAAACTCGATGCCAGCTTTAGTAAGCACCTCGGTAACGGCATGCAGCGATTCGTGCGCTATGGTGCCGACCGTGGGTCCCTCAGGATAGAATACGTGTACGTCCATACGCGCAGAGCTCATCCAAGTGAAGGCTTCGGCCACGGAGGCTAAGTCTCCCTTCAGGCCGGATTCTTCGAATGCCGCGCGTATGTCTTCACACAGGTGGAGTACGATGCTTCCACCATAGGGTTCAATTTCTAACAGTGCTACACGGTGACCTGGGTAGTCCCTAAACTCGGGTGCGTCAGGTTTACTTGCTCCAGTAAGTCTCGGCATTCGCTTCACTCTCCATAACTACCAATGTCATGACCGCCGCCGCCGCACGCTTGAATGCGTCTTTGACGAGAGCCTTGACTTCTTCCTTGTACCGCGCCGGGCATTGGAACACCAACTCGTCGTGGACGAACTTGATGATCTTCGCTTTGTACTTCGGCAGTGTGTGCCAGAGGTAAGGTACCCCATCCTTGTCGAATCCGCAACCCATTGCGAGCTTCGCGATAGTTGCGTTGGTTCCTTGAATTGCGTGATTCTTTCCCTGACGCTGAATGGAACCGGACAGGCCTTTATACGCTCGGGCGACTTCGCCGCTGTTCGGTTGCCTGTGCGTGAGGTTCCACAGGTCATCCCCGCTTGGTTTGACACCGTGCATGAAGAAGTAAGTCTCTACATTCTTCTCAGCGACAGCCGGATCGAGTCTAAGCTTCTCTTCGATGTCCTGCTTGGCATAGGCGATTGCGCGCGCATTCGTAGGCTTAGGGAACAACCTGCGCCGACCGAACATGTCGAATGACTTGCTCAACACAGCCGCGTCCTTGCCGGACTTCTCCAGGTATGCCCACACAGCAGCAAATGCTTGGCTGTGACGGAACATGATGTCAGCAGCTTCGTCCTGAGAGCAGCCTAGACGCTTCGCGAGTGTGGATGGTCCGCCTCCGTATGCTAGAAGGAAGTTGACGGCCTTGGTCGCGTTACGGCGCTCGTTGTGCTTCGGGCATTTGCACTTCTCATGCAGGGGTAGACCGTTCGGGCCGAGCTTGAAGTATTTGCAATCTGGTAATGCTTCGTCTTCCCAAATTTTACCGTACAGGAAGTGCGTGCAGACCGAGTGAACGTCCTCGTTGGCGTTGAAGGCGTCGATCCAGACTTGGTCGCCGGACAGCTCCGCGATGATGCGGAGTTCTGCGCCGGACATGTCAGCCGTGACAATGACGTAGTCTTCGGCGTGAGTCGTGCATCCGTTCTGGCATTTCGTACACCAGACTTTATACTGATCCGTTGGACCGAAGCAATGACCACCCTCGTCCGTAGTGTCAGCGTTGCAGCAGTCAGATATGCGTACCGATTCGTCAGGATCGTCAGCGATGAAGCATTCGCGGACTTCTTTGTCCTGGGGAAGGTTCTGACCGTTCGGCTTCTCTGAGCTGGACCGGCCTGTCTCTGCATCGTACTGGTTGAAGACGCAGTGCAGCCGCCCGTCGAGCGGGTGCAGCCAGCCTTCCTCTTTGCAAGGCTTCGTGACCCAACGCTGAGCCCACTGGTCGCCGTACGTTCCAATTTCTTTCTGAAGACCGTGGTATTCCTGAATAGCCTTCATCACGGCTTTGTGTGAAAACTTTTCTAGAGTGTCGTCCTTCAAATCCTTGACGGTACCAAGGCCCTTCATCCCAGTGATGATCTTCATGAGTTGGGCGTCGCTGCCGTAGTTGATCAGCGCGTCGCCTTCGCATTGCGCTGCAAGGTTCTTGATCTTCGTGCGCTTCTTACCCATCTCCGAAGCTTTGGTCTTCCATACTTCTTTTTCAGTCTTGCGCGCTAATTCGAGACCGTTCATCTCACCGACGAGTTGGTTGTACAGGCCAATGTTTCCGGCCTTCTTCGCTGTGCGCGCTTCTGCCTTCAGTGCGAGTTCTTCATCGGACAGCTCGTTGAACTTCTTCCACTTGTTCGTGGCTTCGAGAATCTGCTCTTCAGTGATGATGTCAGTCTTCACACCGACGTACGGAATGAAGATCGGATCGAGCGTGTACTTGATAAGCTCAGTGAGTTTATCTTTAGACTTCTGTACGCGTGCGAGCCAGCGCGGTTGATCAAGGCGCTCGCCGTGGACGTGCATATCTTGGAAGGCACCGATGGCGTCGTTCTCAATCTGCGCGATCCACTGGAGGTTGTCTCCGGTCACTAGAGGGTCGATGTGCTTCAGGGCCGCAGCGGGTTCGCCATTGGCAATCATTTGTGCGTACGTCTTACCCTTCAGGATAAGAGTCTGTGCGCGCATGATAGAGAAAGGGAAACGCGTATCGAGTGCAGCGTACATGATCTGATCATCATCCAGATCGGCGTCCATCGTGAAGGATTCCTGATACTGCTTGTCGATCTGTACGCGGAAGTACCGCTCCATCATCGATTCCATCGAGAAGTTGCCGTACTGCTTTAGTGAGAGCGCGCCTGCGTAGATAACTTTCTCTACCATCGAGCAGTCGTAGAAGTGATATGAACGCAGGCCTAGCTGCCAGTACATATTCATATATTCGAACGACAGCATGACGCCGACCTTGAGGAAGTCATTACTGCATAGTATAGGAGCGATTACGTCGCGGACCTTCTGTAGTCCCGGACCAAGGTTAACGCCGTACTTACCTTGCTCGTCAGCTAGCACATCCCCAGCAGTGTGTGTACCTTCTGCGTCACAGAAAGCACGAAGGTCAACGACGTATTGTTCGAAAGAATTACCGAACTGAAGCGTACGCATTTTTCGCAAGATAAAGTCCCGCATCGGAGTCGTTTCAATATCGAACCCAATAACGCCACCTTGTTCTTTTCTCACCCTATTGAAAAAGTCCTGAAGTAGTGAAAGACCGGCCTCATTAGTGACACGGGTAATCTTCAACGGTGGATTCAATGTTGCAAGGTTTACAGGTGTGAGAGCTTGTACTTCGTTCAAGAATACCCTTCACTTCAAATCTCCTACGACGCCACTGTACCGGCCCCGGTCTCGGGAGACTAAGAATAGATTACCACAGGTTAGTAATCATGTCAAGATGTTTTTAGGAGGCCTTATGCAGTACCTCTCATCGGCAATGTGGTTAAAGCGTACACGAGTGATGGGAATAATTGACTGACATAGCAGCATTGCTGTGTATAGTATGGTTTTTTTCAGCACGATGACACCTCTTTGAAATGAGTAGACACGTTGCTCAAAAATAAAGATGTGCAATACAGGACACAATCGCAACTATTTTTTTGTTGCCATTTAGAAAAAGTATGCTAGTATTTCTCAATGGCAAACTACACACTCAACTTCGACGGGAGCTGCGGTCCCAAGAACCCAGGCGGTACGGCGGCGTACGGATTCGTCTTGCGCGATATCTCTAATCCGGCCTCTCCCACTACAGGTAATGGGGTTATAGGAACCGGACCGGGTATGTCTAATAACCTGGCCGAGTTCGTCGCTCTGGCGAAAGGATTGATCGCGTATGAGACTGTCGCCAATCGCGGTGACTTCCTTCAGGTGCGTGGGGACAGCAAACTCGTCATCCAAGTGATGAACCGGAAGTGGCGTGCGTCCTCAGATAAGCTCTACTACGAGGGTTACGTTCTAGCCAATGAGTTGCTAATAAATATTCGTGCTAAAGGGGTTACGGTACATTTCGACCATGTATACCGAGAGATGAACCAAGAGTGCGACGACCTGAGTAAAGAGCATCGCTAAATAAAGTGAAAATAATTCAAAAAAGGTGTTGACAAAACCCGTACTGGTGTGATAAGCTAAGAACTCAAGCTTTCAGTCTGTTCGATAAAGCTACAGCAGTACGGTATGACAATGTAAAACGATGTTCTGCGTAAAGCAGTTTTTCCTGGCTCCGGTGTGAGATGTTCTCATGTTTGCAGTAACTTGCATTCGCTTCGAGGGGCAAACGTCCAGGTCAACAAATGGTATTGTATAAAAACATCGTGTAATACAGGGGTTTGGGAACGGTTATCAGTAAAGCCTAATACCAGCAGAGTGAAATACAGTGCCCTAGCTTTCGTAGTGGGCAACAGAAGGTCACCCTCCGTCAGAGCCAAGCAATAGCACAAGCCAGTTCAATGTCTTATCCCCTTCACACGGTCAATCAATGACCAAAGATGGTGGTAGGAAACAGGATACTGAAGACCACAGAAGGAAAGCCCCTTGTGTACCTAGGGCAGGAATAGACTAATGGCGATAAGTTTTCCCAAAAAGAAGTACAGTTCAGTAAAGCTCAAAGATCGACTGGACTGGCTGCGCAAACACGGAAGCGCAGGTACGCCCAGAGAGTGGACCGGTCAGGCCTTACAGTTCCGGCGCGGACGATACGCGGACTACAAGCGCAAGCATCTACCGGCCACTAACCCTTATATCAAATGCTATTGCTGTGATAAGAAAGGGTACGATCAGTGGCACCACATCGTTTATTTATCGCGAGGAGGCCACGACTGCCCTCAGAACTTAGTTCCACTATGCCTTAGCTGTCATAAGAAGGTTCACCGATTCGATCCGGTGCGCATGAACAGAGAGAAAAAGAAGGAACTACCTACTGCTTTTAGAACGCCGGTTGTAGGATTCGTATATATACCTCCCGCCAAACCTATTGAATGTATGGCATGAAAATAAATATACACAATGTTTACGCTGGTTTTGTAGCATTTTGATTGCCAAACACTTGACAAATGGCCAGAATCATGCTATACTAGGTATAGAGATCGAACGAGATAGACTGAGCAGGCCTCCTCCTAGTAGCCGCAAGGCACTACCTGCCAGTCGTTATTACGCAGGGGGCGGTGAGGCTGGGTGCATAGTTTCCCCCATAGCCCCGCCCCCAAAGGTAACATTCGAGAGGATATAGAGGATTATAGAGGACATCATGAGCGATACCCCCGTAACTAATACGCCTGCCGTTGGGCACGCCGAGCACGCAGCCACCAAGCCGTTCGTAGCCCATGCTGTAGATCCTACAGCTCACGCAAGTCTGATAGCAGCTAGACAGCGCGCCGCGTCCGCCCACACAATCCCTGCTGCAACCGCCGCATCTGTTGCAAAGACAGCCTCTACTGTAGCCTCGGCCACCGTCCCAAGTTCCGCTGCCCCCTCTGCTGGTAACACTCACGAGTCCTTGGCAGCTAAAGCCGCTCACTTCGTCGAGAATGAGGCCCACAAAGGCATTCAGGCCGTAGAGAACGCCTTCCATCACACCGCAACAGCAGCTAAGGCCGACGCCACTACCGTTGAGACCGACGCCAAAGCGGACGTGACTAAGGTCGAGACAGCCGTAGCATCTCCCGTAAAGGCCGTAGAAGTAGACCTCAACGCTACCGCTAAGACCGGTGACGTAGCTGCTATTGAAGCCCGTATCGCCGCTGTCGAAGCGCGTCTTGAGGACTTCAACAAACGTTCAGGACAGAAGATCTAAGATCGCGTAGGGGGCGCGTTATCCCTCAGACATTTACTGGCTTGTAGCTCAACGGCAGAGCATTCGGCTGTTAACCGAACGGTTCTAGGTTCGAGACCTAGCGAGCCAGCCACATCAAGTTTGTGACAAGGTAGGGGAGGGACGCAACCCAGAACCCGAGCAACACGACTCTATTTGCGCTGTCACAAAGCACAGACAACACCCAAGTCGGAAGGTCGGGCTACCAAACTTAGCCGGGTGAAGAACAGACCTCCGCAAACTTTATATTTATGGTCTAGTAGCTCAACTACGAGAGCGCCCCGATATCCTTCACAGGACCGAGGAGGTTACTGGTGAAAATCCGACGTAGACCACCTTTTACAAATGCTCTGCCGTGTTGATTTCAACACCTAACCGTAGCAGACATGCCGGAAATACCCGGCAATATCCGGCCCCTAATAACGAGAGACCCAACCCCATGCGAAATAAGGTTCGGCTCAAGAAGGGCCAACTCGACCATTTCAGACGGCTTTCTCGTGATTCAAAAAACGAGATTCAAGCATTCCTGGTGGGCGAAGTACTTGGTCCGCATTCAGTACGGATCGACAGTTTCGCTTATCCACCGCGATACGCAGACCAATCACCAAGCCACGTTCAGTGGTACACAATTGATTTTGAAAAAGTTCGACTAGACGCAGAGGAGCGTGGGTTGAGCATTATCGGCTTTATTCACAGCCATCCCGAATGGGACGCCGTGCTTTCAGGCACCGATTACAATATTTGCATTCGAGATATGCACCGCATCTGTGGGATAGTTTCCACGCAAGGGCGCAAGACTCGGGCGCGGTTTTGGTCGATGGATAGTGCATTACCTTACGAAATTATCTATGAAAAGAAAAAAGGAACACCAGCGGATTCTGACGAAGATTCTGAATAACGAAAAACTTTCTCCGAATCGTGCGCTGCTCGGCTCATTCGCCTCCCAACTGCTTGATGCGGAGACCGAAGCCGAGACGGACCTTCTTACAAAGATCATCCTCTCTTTTATCGATGGCAAAGGAATACGCTGGACAGACACCGCAAGCGGTGACGACGGTGTAGCCCGACCTAACGATGTGGACCTGGAGGCGCAGGCAGCTATCAACAGCTTCCTCGATACGCTACGGGCCAAGAGGAACGAGAATGTCGCAGCCGCAAATCCCGCTTAGTGTAACCTTTAAGGATACAATTGGCTTTTCGAAAGTCTATACGCAGAATGGACTCGCTGTGTTTCTCAACGATACCAGTTTACAATTTGCGACTGACTTCGCCAATGTGGTCCTAAACAACTTCATCAATCTTTGCAACGAGCGTGCCCAGGCGAAAGCCAAAGAGGCCGAACTCGCTGTCCAGCCGCTAGTCACTCTGTAGGAGGAGCGATCATGCTTTATCAATACCGCACTTTCACTTGCCCATCTGCCGGTAATCATACCGATCAGAAAACATGGGACCGTGCATTTCTCAGTGCGAAAGAGTTCGAAGAGAAATACGGTAAAGACGAGTTGGACGCAGCGCAACCGCAGGCTGAGTAATGTTCATCACCGCTGTAATTATCGCGCTACTAGTGATCTTGGGCATAGCTCTTTACAGCTACAAGACACAGCGCACCGCGCGTATTGAGATACGCTTTAGGATAAAATCAAATGGCAAATCAGACAGTAAGCCTTACCAATCTTCAGCAGCTAGACATTACGATTGATCCGGTCCAGGCTTCGGGAGCAATTACCGAAGGCGCGACGGTATCGAATATCGTTTACACGCTTTCCGACGAGACTCTTGGTAGTCTAGCTACCGCCAGCGATGGTTCGGCAGTGTTTACGCCGACCATTACAACTGTTGGTACCTTTACCGACACCTTGACCGTCACCGCTACTGTGGTCGATCCCGATGGCACCACCGGTAGCTTCACCGCCGTGGCCACCCTCACTATCACTGTCGCACCTTCCGGCGCGCGCACTGTCGGCCTTGAGTTCAACTTCGTCACAGTTACCCCGAGCTAACCCGCATGGGTGTAGCTCAGTCTGGTAGAGCTTCCGATCTGGAATCGGAAGGCCGTTCGTTCAAATCGAACCACCCAGACCATAGACTGAAAGTAAAAAGTAATACCAAGGAGAAATAAATGGCAGGAAGCATTGCAGTCGGTTTTTCATTCTTTGTAGTGGGTGACGGCACCACCGATCCAGTCACCGTAAGCTTGCTTACAGACCCGATATACTTGTTTTCAGTAGACCCATTGACCCCTAGCTCCACAGGCTCCAACCCGCTCAGTCAGGCAGTATCGCCTAGATTCGATATCGTGAAGACACCGCCAACAGGAGCCTTTCTCGGTGAGTTCACCGCTACAAGCGGCTCACCTACATTCGCATTAGCCACAGGTACTCCAGGTAGCGGAGGTAACTTTTCCAGTGTTGCTGTATCGGGCTATGATATTACGGTCACTCCTGCAATCGGCTTTACCGGCGTCTTTCCGGCAGTCGGCATCTTGACCTTCTGAGATGAAAACGCTCGTCGCAATCTATACATGTCATAAATACGACTACCAACACGACATGATGCAGAACTGGCTGAAGCACCCGGTAGTCGACCGGGTGCCAGCTATACGCGACACATGGATCAAAGATGTAACCGTAGATTATAAGTTCTTCTACGGTGATTTACCTAAAGGTATAAGCAAAGAACCTTTACCTGATGAAGTCTTCCTGAAATGTCCTGATGGATACTACACTTCTAACCAAAAAACTAAAGCATTAGTTCGCTGGGCTTTGGAAAACGGCTACGACCGTATCCTAAAAATAGATGATGATATCTTCGTTCATTGGGATCGCATGACGGCCAGCAAGGGATTTACCACCGGCTCATACGTGGGTGGTGGGTACTCTCCTCAAGAAGCATACGCCTTTGGCGGCTGCTACTGGCTCGATAAGTCGGCGATGGAAATACTAGCCTCAACTCCAACAGGATCGCAAGATTGGGCAGAGGACCGATGGGCCGGGCTTGCTTTAGCTAGGCAGAATGTAAAGCTTCAGTTCGATCCGAGCTACTATTACCAAAGAGCACCTGAATCTACCCGACTTCAGTACATTGAAGATGGCCTTTTATACAGCGACCATAGGTACACAATACTTCATGCGCTAACACCTGAGCAGATGCGGGAGTATTATGGAAAACATCATACCGCGCCTTTGGGTGGGTGACGATCATGATTACGAAAAAGTAAAAGATAAACCTGACTGGAGCGTGCTTAGGTGCGCGAAGGAAGGGCCGGGTGGACATCGTGAGACTCTTGGGTACGAAACTCAAGGTGCTCCGAAAGGACCGAGTTACTTGTCGGTCGACCAGTTGAACCGGCGTGCGTTGAACTTTATTGATCCGCATGACCCACACTTCATTCCTGTAGAGATGGTCAAACAAGGTCTCGATTACATCGACGCGAGGTTGGCGGCAGGCGATAAGGTCTTAATCGCGTGCAATAAAGGCCACAGTCGCGGTCCTACGACCGCCATGCTCTACTTACGAAGCATCGGTGAACTGGCAGGTAACTTTCATCACTCAGAGCGCGTATTCAAGACGCTCTACCCTCAGTATGATCCTGGCATCGGTATGCGAACTTTCGCATCTAGCCACTGGAGCGAGTTCGATCAGTACCTACGAAAGGCATCATAATGGCAGATAAGAAGTGGACAGACGCAGCCGCTAAGTCAATGGGCGGTTCCGATAAAGGTCCGAAGAAAGAAATCAAGCACATCATCACCAGCAAGTCCGCTAATGGCGGCCATATTCATACACATGTCCACCACAACTCAGCTCACCCAGACGAGACGCATACGACCAAGGGCGATGATGAGATGCTGGCGCACATGGCTGCAAACGCAGGCACGCCGAATCCTGGCGAAGCTGCTGATCCGACAATGCAGGGAGCGGCACCTATGACCGCAAGCCCTAGCCCCGCACCCGCCGCCGCGCCTTCTGGCCCGACGCCGACCGGCGCACCTGGAATGTAATCATGGCAGAAGATACGATTCATTTAAGTCACCATCGCGCGTTGATCCACCTAAATAAAGGTGGATTGCATCGTGCGCTCGGTGTTAAAGAGGGCGAGAAAATTCCCGCCGACAAGTTAGCCAAAGCCAAAAACAGTAGCAACCCCCACCTTAAAAAGATGGCCGAGTTTGCCTCTACGATGGAAGGCTGGAAACACTAAGGCTTGGGAGGGCCGACCGCATGCATCTCGCTAAACTCAGAGATCTTGCTGCGTCGTCTTACCTAGATCCGAACTACCAATTCCGCGATAAAACACAAGACGAGATTCTGGCAATGGCCCAGGTCTCGTTTCTGCGTTTGCCTCCTGCACAACAGGTGAAGGCAATGCAATCGTGGACGAACTTGCTTGAGAAGAATGGTGAGCCGGTAACCCCCGAGAATCAGACTGAGTTTTTAAAACTCCGTTTTCTTTGCCAAACCAATCTTTACTTCCTTTGTCATGTCTTGGAAAAATACAACCAAGTCACGATCAAAACGCACGAAGACATTTGCAACAAATTCTTCACGCAGAAGAATCCGACCTTTGCTACTTTCGAGATGTTTGCTAACCAGTACACTGATTTGAAGGAACGATTGCTGCTCGTACCACGCGGCGGATTCAAGTCAAGTATCGACATCGCAGATTGTGTGCAATGGGTAATATGTTTCCCCGCTGTTACCATCCTAATCCTAACCGGTGTGTACAAACTGGCCGGAGACTTTGTAGGTGAGTTGAAGCAGCACTTCACTCTCGAAGAGGATGTGAACGCCCCCGGCAAAGCAGGTAAAGCTGGCTTCGTCCCTCGCATGATGCTTAACGCAGAAACTAATGAGTGGACACCCAGTTTGTTTCAGACGCTCTTCCCAGAGCACTGCATTCAGCCTAACGACGGGAGCCAATTCAAATTTCAGACGCCTGCTGGCGGTAACGACAAAGAGTCGACCGTAGAAGCCGCGTCTATCGAGCAGTCCCTCGTCGGTCAGCACTTCGGAATCCTGAAGCTTGACGACGTGGTAACAAACGAAAACAGTCAGACACCAGAACGTCTCTCGAAGATCAACGACCAAATCAGCATCAACAAAGCTATGATGCACCCTTACGGTTTCTTTGACGTAATCGGTACGTGGTACGACGAGTATGACTTCTACGGCATAACTATCAAACAGGAAGAAACTTTCGCGGAAGAGATGGGCCTTCAAGGGAACATTCACGGTTCTGTCGAGAGTGGCCGGTTTGAGAGCGCCGTCATGGTAAAGACTTACCTGCGTGCATGCTGGTGGCTAACGCCCGAGGCGATCAAGGCCGGTAAGACTGATGACATCGCGAAGAAAGATGACCTGGAGCTTTGGTTCCCCTCACGCCTACCGTATGAACTTCTCAAGAAGTATGAGAAGCAGGACGCAGGTAAAGGCAACTTCGCAATCAAGTATCTCAACAATCCGCGCAAGATCAACAAGGTAAAGATTCCTCGTGAGCTACTAGTAGGCGCGACGATCAAGCACAATGACCTCCCTCATCAGGGAGTAGTCGTGATGGCCGTCGACACCGCGTACTCTACGAAGAGTTGGGCAGACTACACGGTTGCCGTTACCGCTCTGATCTATGGCGGACGCTTCTACGTGCTGAACATGGTACGCGGACGATTCAACGACGTGGAGCTTCCTGCCGTACTCGCCGCCACCGCTGCCAAGTGGAAACCTAAGCGAATCGCTATCGAGGAGTCGGTCGGCGTGAAGTGGATGGGCCGCGAACTCAAGCGCGAGATGGACAAGCTTCAGATAAGCATTCCTGTGGAATATGTTTCCCTGGGACTAGGAAGCAAAGCCAACTCGAAGAAGATGAAGGCCAAGCCTTTCATCCGCCTGCTCGGTGACGACCGTTTGAAACTCCTCAACTCCTGCGAAGGATACGATGAGATTCTGAACGAGCTCACACAGTTCACCGGCACCTCAGAAGATAAGCACGACGACATCGTATCTGCATTCTCCATCCTCGTAGATGTATTCGAGGGTTGGGCAGAGATGGGAAAACGCGTCGACAACACAGACATGAGCTTTGCCGCCGACGCTAAGTCGAAAGCGATGCACGACATGATCTATGGAGTTGGCAAGTACGCTCATCTGAATGCCAACGCAATTCAAAACGACGACAACCCGTCCACTGCCTACCAAGTGCAGAACAATCGGTTGTTCAGAGACGACGACGGTGGCGATAAAGACCCACTGTCCGACGCCGGTCTATTCGGCTAAAAAGGGAAGAGTATGTCAAAGGCATTAGCTAAGAAGGTAGTGAAAGATTTCGCAAAACAGGATGGCAAAAACGACGCCAAACTTCTCAAACAAGTTTTGAAGAAAGATGTCAAGAAAAAGAAATAAGCTGCACTGACTCACTCGCGGAAAAACTGGTTAGTTCGAGTTCAAACCAGCGGACGCCGCAATTCATGGCGGCATGACGGGCACGTCATTTTCCTACGCCCAGACGTGGTGCAGAAGGCACGCGGGTGAATTGAACTCTTACAAGAAAAGGCAGGAGGCTATGAGTGGGTGAGATAACATCAGAAGGGCCAGTCACAGGGACACTAAACCCTAGCGATTATGGTAAAGGTTCGGACCTAAAGACCTCCAATGCGGAGTTGAACTTAGTCGTCGGAGCTGCAACAAGATCTATTCAGTTCGTGAATGATAAGCAATGGAATTTGCTCTGGCGTGATGCCGACCTTCTGTTCCAGTCGCCGCGACCGATGAGTGTGTACGAAAATACCTAGACATACATGGGGCACCTCGCCGAAATTCGAGAGTGCGAATCGACTCTGATTGACTTGGAAGCTGAAATGGCTAACAGGGCGCAAGCTGATAACTTCAGCAGCGTGAGAGACTAAGTGAGACGACACCCTTTAGGGTGAAGCGATAGTCCGACCTGCATGGAATAAAAACATGCAGAGGTAGGCAGAAATGCCCTATCTCGGCGCAAGCCGATAACATATTGATGTGTTAGAACCGAACGTGCAGCGCTTCACCGTAGCTAAAGTTTGTTCCGCAATCGTACCTCAGTTGTACAAGGGTCTGTTCTACCAAGATCCGCCCATGCTCCTCCGTCCGCGCCCAGGCACCACGCAAGAAACCGTAGACGCAAAGACTGCTCTGTTCTCTTACTTGCTTGACGAGTGTGGGTTCAAGACCCAGACCAAATGGGGTTTAGAGCAGATGACCCTGCTTGGCACCGGCATATGGAAATGGGGTATCGACTTTAAGGAGATCGTCAGCTCTAAGCGTACCGCTACGAGCGCGACCATCACGAGCGGAAGCGATCCAAGTACCTCAGAGAAGATCACGATCCCTCTGGACACACTACCAGTCATAACCAAAGAAGTACGCACTGTGCCGCGACCGTTCTTCGAGAGCCGTCCGCTGAACACGGTGCTGGTCGACCCTAAGACGAGCGTCGGAGACATCCGCACCGCTGACTACGTGATCGACGTTCGCTACATGGACTTTTACGCACTCAACAACATCCGTCAAGCTCTATCGGAGCTGCCGAAAGGCCACCCCGAGCTCGTCGGTTGGGAACTACCTCTAAGCGAGGAAGAACTCAAGAGTTGGTGGATGCAAGGTTATAGCACTAACGTAGCCGCCCCGATTGAGAGTGATACCGCGCAGTACGCGAAGGGTATCGTTCACCACTCGGAAGAGATCAACATCGAGGTAACCCCCGACCTGTTGTTCAAGAAGATGGAAGTCTTGGAGTACTGGGACAAAGGCCGAAAGATTATGGTCATTGACCGTAAGCATGTGATCTTTGCTGGCGCTAATCGTTTCAAGAAAATTCCGTTCCTATCGTCAAACTGGATGAATCGCCCAAAGGCTTTCTATGGTATGGGCCTCGGTTTGCTAGTAGGACAGAATCAGCGCGTCGACCAAGGAACAATCAACGCCATACTCAAGATTTTGTCTTTTGGCGTTAATCCTATTTACCTGCGCAAGCGCGACACTAACTCGCCGACGCAGATGATCCGCACCGGCCTGGGTAAGATCCTGACCGTCGACACGGATATCGACAAAGCCTACAAGCTGATGGAAACCCCCAAGGTTCCCGCAGATATTTGGACGGCATTGTCGGAGAGCAACACGGCAACAGAGAGCACATCCGGCGCAGACCAAGCACTCGTGCAAGGTTCTTCCGCAGGCCCTCGTAGTTCAATGGGCCGTACGGCAGGCGGCGCAGCTACCCTCGCGGGTGCTAGCGCGACACGCTTAGATGGTCCTCTTGACAACTTCATCGAGCAAGTCTTCAAACCATTTCTCTACATCTTGGACGACTTGATTCTCAACTTCCTATCGGATTCTGAGATCACGGCGATTCTCGGCGATGAGGTTGGTAAGGAAATTTCAGTCGACATGCAGGCGTTCCACGATGCCCGTATTTCGTACGAAGTCCTCGCCGGGTCATCATTGGCCGCGAAGCGCACGATGGCACAGTCGCTTACACTCATCACTCAGATCCTTGAGAATCCGCAGATTCAGTCTTCACTGGCCGATATCAACGGAGAGTACATTGACTTCAAGCCGATTGTCGAAATGTGGCTCGAAGCCTCGGAGTGGAAGAACTCCAACGACATCATCAAGCCTCTCACACCAGAGATGCAGCAACGTCGTCAGGCTCAGTCAGCCGCCGCTCAGAATGCATCGAAAGCCGCTGTTACACAACAGAGCAATACACAGAAGTTTCAACAGAAACAGCAACTCGAAGATCAAGCCACCCAAGGACGTATCAAGCGCGACATCGTGCGCGAGGCATTCAAGGACAACGGCCAGAGTGAGGCAGTCTCAGGACAAGCCAACCCTTTGGGTATTGAAGGTTCGACTCCAGAGGTGCAGTAAAACACTAGGTTCCCTACATCGAGTAGGGCTAAGTCAAACCCTCGGTGATTGGGTTTGGGCCATAGTTTTTTAGTTGTGCTCAAGACGATCAGGGAAAGCATCCTTGCATACGGCAAGGTGAGAAGGGCGATGCGCCCTACACGACCCCCTGATCCAAGTATGAGAGCGCAGAGAAGAGTTAGGGTTGGAGTCCCTTATAAAGACCGTAAAGACTTACGGCACTCGCTTTGACGTCACTGTCCTGGGAGGGAATAGTGCAAGAGTTCAATAATCAGTTTGATCCAGAAGTTATCATAAGCCCACAAGAACAAGCTGCGCTCGTACTCCTGAGCGCGTCGGAAGGTTTCAAAGTCCTGAACCGCATCATGCGCGGCGAAGTCGACAAACTTATCATGAGTTTCGTCAATGAGCCTGGTGACAGTGACGCAATGGTCCTGAACAAACACAAGTTGGTAAAGGCCGGAGCTCTCTTCTACGACGGCGTGATAAACCGAATGAATCATGAGATTTCAATCTACGCGTCCACAGCAACTGACCCGACGCCTGTAGATATGACCGAGCACCTGATAGACATGGGCGCACCGGCCAGTACGCAAGACGATGTTCAGAACGACCATGAATTTGGCTTCGAGGAGAGCCCATTCTAAATGAGTGAAATACTCGACCCAGTAGAAAACATTGAGACTCCCGGTGAGAACGCCCCGGTTGTCGAGACACCGGTAACACCGGAGCCAGTAGTTCTCCCTGAGCTGCGTTACGAATATCAGCCCACGGACGAACAAGGCCGTCCCATGGGCGGAGTACAGGTCATCAAATATACCACACCTGATGAGCTACCCGCCAAGTTTGCAGAATCTCAAACGTTGCTCTTGAGAAAGCTCCGCCAGGAGACGAAGAAGAATCGACTCGGCATTACCGACGAGACCCCCATAGAGGGTACACGGTACGCTGCGCCACTCGAATTTGCCCCTCGGACGCTCTCTAATGAGGATCGTTTTAAGATTAGCCGTAACTTGCAAGACCCTGAAAAGTTTGAAGAGGCGCGAGACCTCTTGATGGAGTCAACGTTTGGCGTCAAGCCGAGCGTGCTCGTCAGCACTATCCAGGGTTTGCAGGCCGATAACGTTCAGATGAAGGCGCAGAGGGAAGCAGAGGCCTTCGTAGCCGATACTCCTGACTACGTGAAGTGTCCCGAGAACTTCGAGGCACTGACAAACTGGATGGTACGATATGACCTCGCACCGGTCAGAGATAACTTCCGCAAGGCCTTCGATACATTGAAAGCCGCAGGAGTTCTTGTAGAATCGAACGACGTATACAGTACGCCGTCCGTGACCACTCCTAGCTCTGAAGTAGAGCCTGGACAAGTTGTGCTTGACCCACCAACGCCGCCTCTTGAAGCTAAAGAGGAAACCCCTGTAGTGTACGCTCCGGCGCACATCCCAACAGGACTGAACAGCCGCAACAGTTCCGCAGAAGCCCCGCGCAGCAACGCGCCGGGCAGCGACATCGTTTACGAAGTCGTGGATGCAGCAGGAAAGAAAACCATCTACACCGGTACAAAGGCCGTTGAGATGATGCCGTCAGACGAACTCCGTCGCCGCGCTAAAGATCCAGCCTTCAACAAGAAATTGGAGAAGCTTGAGGCCGAAGCCACCGCACGCCGCGCCGCACGTAACGGTCAGTAAGACTCCTCGGGAATAAATGCCCCGAGCGGTAGTGGGCCGCACCGTAGAAGTTGGCCCCTGAATTTTGCAATATTTGAAAGTTTTGAATGAATGGGTCGTCGGATTACGATTCCACATTCCCAAAGTTATGTGCTGAGGCAAATGCGGTCCCGAGTCCTGGGACGGCCATCGCTGACACTGTGTCGGATTACACAGCTATGAGATGACAACACATTGGGCGACAATCGAGCAGCTTTATCTCTGGGAGGAGATGAAAAGACAAGATTGTTGTTGTTTCAAAGGTATCAATAATGGCTTATAACCCAGCAGCAAATGGCCAGAGTAATCTGCCTCAGTCCACTGTAAAGTTCTATGATAAAAAGTTCCGAGAAAATCTTAAGGCTCAGACGCCTTTCGTAGCTTGCTCCGAACGACTCGACCTACCCACCAAAAGTGGTAATCAATACGAGATGTTTATGTACGTGCCCCTGGCTGCGAACACTGCGCAGACCACGGAAGGTACTGTCGGCAACTCGATCACTGTTTCCGTACTGAATACCACCGCGACCATCGGCGAGTACGCCGACTTCGCCAACTTCTCCTCGCTGTCTCTCGCCACCGCGATTGACAACACGATTGAGAACGTTGCTCGTGAGATGGCATATCGCCTCGGCGAATCCCTCTCTGGTCTCGTTCGCGCAACCGCAGACGGCGCTACCGCAGTTGATTCTAGCGTCCTTGTGCAGCTTGCCGCGACCAGCACCACCAGCTTTACGACTCTCAGCTTGAACCAGATTCGTAACGCCGTGCAGGGCCTCGCAGGTCGCTCCGTCCGTCCGTTTGACGAAGCTTCCAAGAGCTTCTGTGGAGTCATCCATCCGTTCGCTCTCGGCGACGTGCTCTCTGATGTCAGCAACAACAGCCCCATCGACATCCTGAAGCACACTCCGGTCGGCCTCATGCGCATGGAAGACCTCATCAGCACCGACCTGACCGAAATGATCGAGCTGCCGTCCTCGGGCGTCCGCTTCTTCCAGTCGAATCAGGTTACTGCCACTCCGAACTATAAGGCGATCACCGGCCTCACCGCCCTTCGCACTTACATCTTCGGTCGTGACGGTATCTACTCCATCAAGCTCGGAGCACAGGGCGACACGGAGTACGGTGACGGCGAGTGGAACAACATCAAGCCGAACATCACGCAGAATGCGCCTAACAGCGTTGCCGACCCCGAAGGTTTGATCCCTGGATGGACCAGTTACAAGGTTCACTTCACTACCAGCCTCGGTCCCGACACCACGATCCGCATCCGCGAAATAGATGCTGCATCGGCGATTTCGTAAATCAGCTAAGACTCTGGCCCTCTCGTAAAAACAGAGGGCCGATTCTTTTACTGTAAGACCTCGAAAGGAATAAGAAATATGGCTCTTTATCCAGCCCCTACTACTGGTCTTGGCGTAGCCGCAGCGATCAAGGTTCAGGGAAATGAAACCCCTCTGAGCACTACCCCTGGGTACAACGATGTAACGTTGTCCCTGTCGGGCACCGGCTTCCCAGAATCATTCCAGCTTGATCCAGTCCTTGAGGATGCAGGCGGGAACGTCATCACCCCAGGTACCGCATACGTTGTGACCTCCGTCGCCAGTGCAGCCGCTCAGTTCACCGAGACCCTGTCTGCCGCCGCTGCCGCTTCTGGTGGTTCCACTGTCTACACGACCTCTAGCGCTCCGGCTGCTGGTAGTCTTGTCGGACAGACATTCATCGTCACCGGCTTCGACCTTGCGCCGAACAACGGCACGTTTGAATGCACTGCCAACACCACGACCACCATTACGCTTAGCAATGCGTTGGGTGTCGCTGACACACACGCGGGAACCGCTACCAGTACCCCTAACGTTGCAGTCTACACCGGTACCTTCACAAGTGCCACCACAGGTTCGCTCGTCGGACTGACTGTCGAGATTGCAGGCTTTGTTACTAACACCGTGAACAACGGCAGCTTCCTGATCGTAGCCAACTCTGGTGCGACTACGATTACTGTCGACAACTCGGCGGCTGTAGCAGAGACTCATGCGGCGACTGCGACTGTAGAAGAGAGTGGCACCAATGCTCTTACCTACTTCGTGGACGGTACGCAGTCTTATGTCGGCGGGACCAGTCCCGTTGCCGTAGGCGCTACCGGCGTAAAGGTACTGAACGTATCCGCATCCGGCCTTATCACTACCAATGGTGTGACTGGCGGAAGTGTGGTTGAAGTATCGTATCCGTTTGCCAACAACGCGATCCCTGCGATTGTTTCTTCTGGAAACCCTATGAACGGCTTGCCGGTCAATAAGGTCTATGCAGAAGTAAACGTCACGGTGGTCAAGTAAGTAAGTAAGTAAGCAACAAGACAAACCAGAAAGGCGGAAGAGGAGCCGCCAACTATGGCATGTGAAAATTGTTCAGAAGACCTTCGCACTGCGACCCGGCACCATAACAGAGTCCTGCGAACCGTCAATAAAAGTTTACGCAGAAAGTCGGAACGTCTCGGAGCGAAAGCTGACGAGTTGTTTACCGCCCTTTGCGAAGTAGATGTGCAAGCGCAAGAAGCACTGAGGGAACTCTGGGAGCGTGGCGGGTTTCAACCACCCATCGGCCCAGAGGATTATACAATCATAATCGAGCGTAGCATCGCTGCACTGAAGTTTCAGCGAGAGCACGAGAGCCACACGAGCCCGGTAGCTGAGCGCATTGCCGACTAAGTTTCGTTTTCTGTTACATACCCAGGGATGGATTATCTGCTGGTGCTATCTCTGACAGAGAACTTTTATCTCCTATATGACCGGCCAGTCTGTATGGAGGTACTGCCGACGGTGTGTAATGTTCATCGCGCGAACGTCATCGTTTGGCAGACACGTTATTTGTTTATTCACCAAAGAGGAGAGACTTTGGATCAGAAAGAAGCAGTATACACCGGACAGGGTACACGTCTGAGTGAGAAGGCTCCTTGGGAGTCGTACGCGTACGAGATGGAGCAGCGTCTCGCCCCTGACCTGGAAGCCGCCGTCGCTGAATACTCTAAACGGTCATACATCGACGAGAGCAAGATCAGCAACCAGAACAAAGAAGCCGCCGCCGAGCAGAAAGAGTTTAGCGACGGTATTGCAAAGCAGTACCAGTGGTTGACCCCTGAAGAGTACGCTGACATTGGCGCTCGTATCGGGCGAGTCATGGCGCACACAGAGTTCATCACTCTCTTGCGTAAGGCTGGCGTACACGCGTATTACCAACAGCATTTACATGCTGACAAAGCAAACTTGCTGATCGGTAAAGATGGCTTCTCCGAACCCACAGTCGAGTGCTGGGTGCAGATAGGGCAGATGCCTGAACTATCCATCATGAACTTTGACGACCACGGTGCACCATTGGCCGAGCGTCGGCGCGGTTGGCGCACTCCGCTCCTACAGCTCATCCTGAAAGGCATCATCTCCGAGGCGAAAGCAATCAAGTTCTTCGGGAGACCTAAAGAGACAGAGCAGTTCCACAAATATAACGCGCTGGTCACGGCTTATCGCAACAGCGTCGGCGCGATGTAACAAATCCCAGAGGAGGGATGAATGGCAGATAAGAGTTTAGAACAGATCGCGGGAATCAACACGACTACCGCACAAGCACAGCAGACAATCGAAGCACCGAAGCAGCAAGAGAAGCCTAAAGAGAAAGAACAGCCCAAGTTCAACGCAGAGCCGACCGAGCTGGAAAAGATTCAGATCGAGATCGCAAAGGCTCAGCTTGAGTCCCTTCGTCTCCAGCAGGAAGAAACCCAGCTCGCCATCGCAGAGCGCAAGCTCAACTCGCAGGACATCCAAGCTCGTCTCGACGACCGTGCCCTCAAGTCCAACGATCATGGCGCTAAGGCGCGTATCAATGGCGCGGCCATCGCAGACAAGAACCGCACCCAGAAAAAGAGCGAAGAGAAGTGCAACCACCGCAAAGGTGGAAACGGCCAGGCCGGTTATGTTGGCGGACAGGGTGATGATTCGCAGTACGCAGTCATGAAGCACACGTTCTGTAACGGTGACATCAACGTCCGCTGTATGCGTTGTGGCAAGACATGGAAGCCGCCCATCGCTGCTGATTACGGCGACGACCGCGAGGCCTATCTCGACGCGTATGCCGACTATAAGACGGCTTGCAACTTCCCGACCCGTAATACTGGGTCGAGCTCCGTGTTGTTTGGTTACTCAGACAACGGTGCGTTCTACAGGGAACAGACAAGACACACTACCATGAGATGATGGTAGAAATACGAATCAAGAAACAACCAGCCCTCGTACACTTTATGTGCGAGGGCTCTTTTGTTGTATGGAGACATAATGCCAGGACAGAACTCGAATGTGGAGCTCCAAGAAATAATCGATGACGCCGCATCTCTTGGAGATGTATCACCGGCACTCGCTACTGGCGGGTTCTCGAACGCCCCGGCCATCTCCATCGCGAACGATGTCATGCAGGACATCATCAATGGCGGACCTATCGGTCAGCCGTATAACTGGAAGTGGAACCGCACCAACGTTCCTACCTTTACGACCATCTCGTACCAGCAGGACTACTTCGTGCCCGGCGTCGTAAACGTCGCGTGGCTTGAGCATGCATGGGCATCCCAGATCAACCAGACATCCATACCGAAGCAGAAGCAGCAGCTCGAAGTCAAGAAAGACCTTGACGTAACGTATGAGCAGAATTCTGACCCAGGAAAGATTTGCTGGCTCCCGAACGATCTGCTACAGACCGGCACATGGGGTGCGAACCCCCTCGGCCCTACCGCCACTCAACTTCAGGGCGACACGATCAACATCGGCCCGAATCTCGGCGGCTTGCAGAACCCCGGTCCAAACGTAATCTATACTAATCCTATCGGCATCCTGAATCAGCCTACGAACGCGACGACTTGCATCACTGACCCTAACGGGAACCTGTGGAACCTCACGACCTTCGGTACGTGCGGCAACACGCAACCGACTTGGCCAACGAACCCGGTCTATCCGACGATCCCTGCTCCCACCACCGTGGCTACCACAGTAGCAGACGGATCTTGCATATGGACCGCGATCAACCCGAAGGGCCAGGGCTTCCGCCTGAATCCCATTCCGCCTCAGAACGGTGTGGCATGGCAGATCGTAGTCGAAGCTCAGATGCGCGCTCCGCGCTTTAAGAGCACCTCTCAGACACTTGAGCCTATCCCTGATGATTATGCATGGGCATTCAAGCAAGGCTTCTTTGCCGAATGCTATCGGCGCAATCCTGATCCGAAGATTCGATCTAAATATCAACTGGAGCGTCAGCTCTTCCTCGAAGCCCTCGACAAGGCAGTACGCCAAGCCGACCGCGAGCAGGACGACTATGGATTTTATCCAGGCCAAAGTATCATGGACAACGGTTGGGGCACAGCCCAAATTTCGGCTAGTTACCCCTATGGACCCTGGTCAAGTCGTTGATAAATAAGGTATTTAATTGCTTAAAACACATTGTAAAAACGGGCATGAGCAACCTGATCCTCGGGATATTGAAAGATGATACTGACCATATGAGAAACCTCATTGGTTATTTGGAGAGATCAAATGGCAGCATCTAGTACAATAACCCTCCTTCGGACCTCGGAATGGGCAAAGAAATTTAATTTTGGTCGAACGAATGCCAACAACGACTTCCTCGAACCAGCCCTCACCTCAGCCAATACTGTGGTCCAGACGATCATGGGCGCGCCCTTTGCATGGCGGTGGAACCGTCGCATCATTGGCTTTGTTACTGTCATAGGCCAGCAGGACTACACCGTATTCAATTACACTGCCTCAACAGCCGTCACACTAGGTTGGTTCACCATAGATGATGCAGGTAACTCCCAAGTCTGTACGACAGCAGGTACCACCGGCACCGGCCCAACATGGAACCACACGCTCGCAGGCACAACTACGGACGGGTCAGTGACCTGGACAAACAGAGGTCCAGTGCTCCCGACAGCAGTAGGCTCTTACACCTTTGCATGGATGGAGACGCAGTCAGTCAACGATCCGACAAAAGGATGGGTAGAACTTGGTGCAAAGATTTCTCTCGGCCTCGATTCGACTCAGGGACGTCCGGCTTTCATCGCGGCGCAGACTGACGATGGCCTCGGTAACGTCACCTTCCGTCTGATGAGTACACCGGACAAGGCGTATCCTATTGCTATCACTATCCAGCAGAAACCCCCGATCTTCAGTAAGCTATCGCAGACTTGGGCACCAATCCCTGACGAGTATTCCCACATCTACAATTGGGGTTTCCTCGCGATGATGTGGCTGTTCGCCGATGACCCACGCTTCGCTACGGCCAATCAAAAGTTCATGGCAGGCTTACTCGGTACAGCAGAAGGTCTCACGGAGACGGAAAAGAACATCTTCCTCAACACGTGGTACTCAATTACCGGTGCGCCATCTGCCAACGGGCAGAGACAGAATCAAGGCTTCCAGGCGCGACAGACATAAGGAGTAGCATGGCACAGAACGGTCTCCCCGTCACACAGTTTACTGACGCTGAGGGGAATGAGCTGGCCAACGGCTTTCTCCTTGTCAACATCAGCACCGACAGTCAGACACCAAACGGTCAGCTTGGCGCGTACAGTAAAGTGCGCGTCCAGCTCGACGGCAGCGGCAACGTATCAGGTACGCCGTTGTTCTGGCCTAATGTCAGCTTACTACCGGCAAATACAGTTTATTTACTACGCGCCTACACGGAAGAGGGACAGCTTGTAACCGTCACTCCCATTGTAGTGACCGTTACTCCGTCCAACCCTACTGGCTTCGGCGCGGCATTCGGCGCGTCATTCTCTTCATAAGGAGCATCATGGCAATAGATTTCGGCCCAAAACTAAATCTTTTTATCAACGCTGATATCAATGAAGTCTACTATGATGCGTTCCGACCTTTCCTCATCGGCTTCGATAGTCTGGTGCAGGCCACGGTCATTAGTGCAGGCGGCAATACGGCTCCAAGTTCTCCAGCGAACGGAGACGCATACATCGTAGGCACGAGCCCTACAGGGACGTGGGCAGGCCACGGAAGCGCATTGGCAGTATGGTCGACAGAGGTCACCACGCCCGGCACTAATACAAAGGTACCAGCATGGGTTTACTACACTCCAAACAACGGTTGGCAAGTGTGGAGCGTCGGCGCTCAGCAGCTCTTAGTCTTTACGAATACCGGGTGGCAGAACCTTCTAGTAAACGTACCACAGACCAATATAAATAATAACTGGACGGCAGCTCAAACTTTTGAAGAAGGATGGGTATCGGACTCAAATGTAAGTGTACTTGCGACAGCACCAGCCACTAACTCAGCCAATCAGAATTCTCCTATTTTTGAACTAGTTGGTAACTATTGGGACGGCAGTACATCCCAGACCGACACATGGTCGTGGCAAGTGCAGCCCGGTTCGGGAACAAATCCCACTGTAACGCTTGCTCTTGTATTTTCCGGATCAAGCGGTACTCATCTTTTACAGTTCAATTCCGATGTTTTTGCTGAAAATTTCAACGGTGTAAATGCAGACTTTAGCGGCATTGTTAATGGACTAGAGGCAAACTTTGCCGGTGAGGTTCTAGTGTATAGCACCTCGGCGGCGACTAACGTCACCAACTCTGCCGCCCCACCATTAGTATTTTCTAGCAACTATTGGAATGGGTCAGCAAGTGTCTCAGAAAGTTGGGAACTAGGTGTAGTGCTCTCTTCTGGTTCAAATCCAGTGTCTACTCTCGTGCTATCACACACCAGCGGATCAGGATCAGACTTTCAGTTCCAAGTACCTAACATTAGTGTACAGGGCAGCGTTGAAACTGGCTCACTAACTATTAGCTCTGCGACAGTCGCCACGACAGCGACAGCCGGTAGCGAAACTCTTCCTGCAAACCCACTAGGGTTCTGGGAGACAGTCATCAACGGTACGACTGTGAAGATTCCGTACTACTCGGTATAAGGAGCATCATGGCAAGCAAAGTGGTCATCGCAGGTGGGGGCTTTCAAGACGCCGAAGGAAACCCATTAGCATCTGGTTATCTCATATTTCAGCTAAGCCAAGATGCACAGGTCAACGGTACGACCGAGATCACGGCAGGCTCTAAACTAAACATACCGCTCGACGGTAGCGGTAACGTGTTAGGTACACCTAGTATTTGGCCTAACGATGTTATTGCCCCAGCGAACACGTTTTATATCGTATCTGCATATAGCGAAAACGGTCAGCTTGTATGGGGGCCGAACGCACAGCAGGTATTGAGTACGCCATCACCGTTCAGCATTGGAGCATGGGTTCCAGGCAGTGTGAACGTATCTGGCGGACTGCAAGGTCAGCTCTCCGTATCACAAGCTACGACCTACACCAGCGCAACATCCGGTTCAGCATCAGCCCTCCCCTCACCACCAGCAGGCTATGTGACCATCAGCATCAACGGCACAAACTTCAAGATGCCTTATTACAACTTGTAACGGAGATTGATACAAATGTCAGTTCAAATGTTTACCAATAATCTGAACGTAGCTCTGCGCACCTTTGACGCGGTTACGCTCAACGACACTCTTCCCGCAGCCCCAGATGGCGCGACTAACATCACATGGCAGTTCGACGTGTTCGGTAACGTATCAGGATATGTATCAGGAGGGGGCGGCAGTACTGCGTCAGGTCCGGTAGCCTCTATTCAGACGACCGATGGGGATGGTAACTTTACATCCGTACCAAACCTACTTGCCGAGCAACTACCGTCTAGTACTTATTGTAGCCTAACGTTAGGTGGTAGTAACGATAACGATCTTCGTCAGGGTTTCGTAGCGTCTCCGTCAGACCCTACTTTTTACTTCGATACACTAAGCGGTGGAGCTTATCAGTTTCGTTCTGCTGGATTTACTTACAACCAATTCAACGTCAATGGATTAGCGATACCTAACACTGACCAAGGTATTTCAATAGGTTTCGGGCAGACTTTTTCTTTGAATGCCAGTCTCGCTATCAATGCTTCTAGCGTTGTCCCTATTCTTTTGACAGCAGGAACACTGGTGGACACTCCTGTAAACGGTGCCTTCGAGTATGACGGCACGAATCTCTATTTCACTGTAGGCGGAACTCGTAAGACCGTCACGTTAGTCTAATCGTAACACTCGGAGATATACATGACGCACCCTAACGGCTTTCAGTTCCAGCCTACCAAGAACCTCAACCGCTATCTCCGTGAATACGGCGTGGTTTGTCTCAGCGACAACACGCCTGCCCCACCAGAGGGTATGGCGAATATCAACTGGCAGACTGATAGCGATGGTAATATATCGGCATACGTCGAGCCGGGGGGCGGAGGTGGTGTAGTCCCCAGTGCTACCACAATTCTTCCAGCTTACACTGAGAATGGATTAGAAGTACAAGGTACAGGCGCTAGTCTAAGCAACTTAAATCAAAGTAACCAATGGGATATGTCTTGGCCTGGTACTTTGAGTTTAGGATCACAGAACCCAATACCCGTCTTGCTCCCATCCACTACTGACTACAATAGCATATCTAATTATGGGTACTTTTCTAACTACGTAGGATTAGACACTAACTTCACAATTGAAGGGTCAGGCTTCTCTCTAGGCAACGCCGGTCTATGGACTGTAGGTCATGGGATGTCCTCTGTGCTCAATACCGGAGTACGTGGTATTCATCAAAATACTTCCTTCATTATCAACAAACATTCAGCCGGAGACACGGCAGGTATCTACGGCTACGTCTTCACTGATGGCGGAGTGTCTGCTCAGTCTGACGAGGGTGTCACTGGTCTGCAATGTGAACAGAGCGAAAATGTAGGATATTATCACGGAACAGTAGTATCTTCCAGCGGAGTTAACGACCGTTCGCCCGTTTGGAGTTCTGCAACCTCTGGTAACAACTGGACAACTGACGGTGCTTTTATGCTGAATATCAGCAGACCTATAGTGTCTAGTAGAGTTACAGTACCTACTCCAAGCTCAGGCACAACTTTTGTACAGTTAGACTTGAATGGTACGGAGACTGACACATATCTGTACTCGTTCGGCTGCACAGCAAGTAGCATCCCTATTTCAACTGCTATAGGTTACGGGATAATTCCTAATTGGGACTCTTCTGTAACATATACCGACCGAGAGGTTGTACTCTACACGGATGGAAACTACTACCAGTCTACTGTTGCTGGAAACCTAAATCAAAATCCTGCAACATCAGGGTCATGGCAGAATCAAGGAACAAGCTTTGAGCAGATACCTAATCAAAGTTGCACTGCTGACTCCCCCGTATCGTGTACTTTTACGATACAACTTGTCACCTTCAACGACAGCACTAATGGTTTCAGTGTAGGAGATCATATATCTGTTGCAGGCACGAGCTATCCAGAACAGTCCGTCATCACAGCGGTAACTACTACAGGTACGACGCAGCGTGTGACTTGCTTACTGCGCAACCCTAACTCTCAAGTAATTATATTCAAGGGTGGAGTAGCTGGCGGATATATTAGCTCTGCGGCTAACCTAGCTTTCTCTGGAATGCGTTCTAGCTACTATGCCTTCGGGTCTCTCGACGGTACTAATCTAATATACGGACTTAATGTAGGTGGAGGAACAACTAACTTACTACCGCAGGCAGGTAGTGAACAATGGACATCTGACGGAACAGCAAACTCAGAGTTTACAATATACCCCGGCGCAGAGATCGTATCCAATCCAGACTATAACAATCCAGCAGGCCATATCGAACAGAATAACGTACCATGGACTGCGGGAGACGTAGTAGAAAATCCCCATTACCCTGTTTACGGCGGTACGGGAATGTGGATTATCAAATCACAAATAACCCCTGCTAATCCTCGTCACGGTAGTTCAGGGTTTCTATTGGATATTGGTGGGACAGGGTGGGGTGGTGGCAACACTAATCACATTCAGGCCAATAACTATAACCCGGTAACTTATTATGGTGGTGGAGGAAATGCAAACAATACACTGGTAGCGCCGGGAGCATTGACGTTCACAGGCCCCTACAGCACTGGTTTGTTCTTCGGCAACGCTCCGCAGTCCGGTACTGATGCGCAATACCCACTAATAAAAGTGGGTAGTCCTTTTGATGGTGTAACTCAAGCCGACGTATTCGTTATTCAGTTTAACTATAACGAAAGTGGCAACTTCATATACAGTCCGACAAACGGATGGTGGAGTTTCAGTGGCAACTTACTAGCCAATACCTTCGTCACAAACCAAACCGGAGCGCCGCTGGCCGGAGCTACCGGTTCTTTCGTCAGTGAGGATAGCAAGACTGTAACAGTTGTCGGCGGAATCATTACAAGCATCGTGTAACAAAGAAGGAGCAATATGCCGAATCTCATAGGTTTGGCCGGTGGCCAAGCTCAGAAACAAACTCGCTTTGCACCTATTTACACAGGTCGCTGGTCTAGTGGTATCTGGACGAATCGTAGTCCTCTGCGAGATGCAAACACGACGCGCTTGACGGAAAAGTTTTATGGTGCCAGCGGTGATGCTCTCATCGCTGGTTCCAACGTCGAGATCACTAATCGTCTAACGCTCGGTCGTCGCCCTGGCAACTCGGTATATGACAGCAACACATGGAACAGCGTCGACCGCTTCTATGACTTCCGCCTTTTCAATCTCACGACTGAAGAGATTTATGTCATGATCGACCAGGCCGCAGCGTTGTTCTCTTTGTTCGACGGTATACAAACGCAAATATTTACGAAGACCGCTGGCGCAGGTTCGACCTTCATGCAGTCGGTAGGAAACTCGCTTTACTTCGGCAACGGTATCGACAATAAGAAGTGGGTACAGACGCTCACTACATGGCAGGCTGGTTTCAACTGGACTAACAACAGCACGCCCACCTTCACCACGTTCTTGATTGATCCCGCAGGAAACATTCAGCAGCTAACTACCGCAGGTATTTCTGGCGGCACTGAACCAACTTGGAACGAAACCGTTCCTTCTGTAGGCAATAACTTTCAGGGAGGAACCACGACCGATGGTACTTCTGTTTGGACTAATCGCGGCAACCCTATGGAGAATTGGGGAATTGCTGCTCCTACCGGAGTCGTTACTCCGGTCGTTGGCTCGTCGCGCGTATCGTGGCAGGCTTCCACGTACTACTCGCTCCCAGGCGTCCTCATCGACTCAAACGGGAATCTCCAGCAAGTAACGACAGCAGGACTCACAGCAGGTTCAACACCGACATGGCAGACAACTGTAGGAGCTACGACGACTTCTGGCACCGCAGTATTCACGCTGATCCAGCTTGCGTCGTCAATGGTATGGCAACCAAACACCTCGTATCCGAACGGACACTTCGTAATAGGTACGGCTACCGGTACCAACTGTCTCTTTCAGCTTGCATCAGGATCATCACTCGCGTTCAACTCGAACATTGCCGCTTATATCTATCCTCAAGGATCGGTCCCAGGTGTAGTTTACCTAACGTATCCCACCAGTCTTGGCAGTGCTACAGAAAGCTATACAACGCTTTCAAGCTTGCAGATGACAGGTACCCCAACAGGAAGCGGTGCGACTCAGTCATGGAATAACCTAAACGGTGCAGGAGTTGTCACAGGAACCACGACACCCTTCCCAACAGGTGCAGACCATGACTATCAGATGGTCGTTCTCGGCAGCTTTGATATCCCAGTTGCCGGGCAATATGCCTTCACCCTCGTCAGTCACGATGCGGTACTGTGGGGCATCGGCGACGGCGCGCAGTATGTCTCTGGACCAAACATCCCTCCCTCGGGTGGCGGCACGAATCCAACGCAGACGGCAGTGCAGGGATACCCAGTATTCGGTGGTAACAACAATCGCTTCGAAGCTGGTGGTATCTCCACGAACTCATTCGTCCTGAACTTTCCGACCGCTGGCACTTACCATTACGAGATTGACTACGCTTACTGGTTCCATTCCGGCCAGCAACTTAACCTATCAGCTAACGGACAGACAATCCCATTCGGCACAGCGACTACTGGCACAGCAGAACCCGTATGGCCAGCGTTCACTACATCAAACGCTCCGAACTACGCTACAGTATCAGAGTCGGCTGGTCAATACGTTTGGAGCAACCTGGGTCCGGTAACGGACTTCACGTTCCTTCCAAACGTTAACTACACGCTTCCGAATAACGTCATCATCGACCCCAACGGCTACACGGAGGGACCATTCCGTACCGGCGCAACCGGCACGACTGCCCCTACATTCACCACGGCGTTGAATGGCCTGACGCTCGACAATCCTAATCTGATCTGGATCAATCAGGGCGCTGCAACGCAACCTCCTGCTGGAAGTTTGAGCACGTTCAACGGCGGTTGGCAATATGCAATCGCGCTCGTGAATACGCTTGACAACACAGTAAGCAACGCGACCCAGCTCTCGATAGCGACCGGAAATCATGTCGGCTTTGCTAGTGTCACGATCCCTCCGGCCTCCGGTCTGGGTAACCTCGCTGACATCGACCCACAAGCAGACTACGTGGCGATCTTTCGTACCACTGATGGAGAAGCAACACCATTCCTCATCCCCGGCACGAACACGGTCTACACGATTCCGCTGTCGACGTACATCACGAGCGGATATACTGACACGACACCTGACACCGGCCTAAATAACTTGATTGAAGCTCCTATCGGCGGAGAGAATACCCCACCGGCCAACGGCGCGATCAACCTGACCTTCCATCTCAACCGTATCTTCTACTCGATAGGAAATACGGTATACTGGACATCAGGACCGGATACACCAATCGGCAACGGCGTAAACGGTACGTCTCCGCTCGACTTCGATACCTTTCCTTCACTCGTGAAGAGAATGGTTCCGACGACCTCGGGCTTGATGGTCTTCACCGTTTCGGACGTATACTTGATCCAAGGATCAGGAACGTCTCAGAGCCCGATCCAGTCGGCGATCCCAATCATGACAGGCATTGGTCTGTTGAACTACGACGCGCTCGATATCAATGGCTCGATCATTGGCTTCTTCAGCACTGACAACGAGTTCATCATCATCGACCCAGCGGCGGGTGTCACAGATGCAGGCTTCCCGATTGGCGATCAACTCCGTCAGACTAGTGGCAACATTGGTCAGAACTGGAACCCGGCTAATGTCTACGTCACATGGCATGTCCAAGGTGAAGATAAAGCTTGGTACGTCTCAGATGGTGTCAACGGTTGGTTCCGCTTGATGGCCACTCCTTCACCGGAGTCCGGCTACACGTGGTCACCGTTCGCAACGATCCAAGGCGGATGCAAGGCAGTGACGAGTATCGAAGTGACCCCTGGAGTCCACCGACTCTTGCTTGGTCCCACCGGTACCGGCCCGATCTTGAATCGAGATTTGAACGCCTCGCAGGACAATGGGGTGAGCTATCCGGCTAACGCTGTGATCGGTTCAGCCGTCTTAGCGCAGCCCGGCCAAGTCGCGGTTGTCAGCTATATCGTCACCGACAGTGCACCGTTCGGAACGCCGCTGACACTCGGTGTACTTATGGATGAAGCCCTTCCATACTACACCGGAACGTTCGACATCTTGAAAGAGAATGTCCCTGACCCACCGACCCTGGGACGATCCCGCTCGATACCTAGCCAGCGATTCTATCTGGCAGACATCGACTCGGGTGCAGTTTGCCGTCACATGCAAATGAAGGTAATTTGGGCGACCGAGGCAGCTCAAAATGAGTTGCTTACGCTGACGGTTTTTGGTGCTTTTTATCAAGAAAATTGATATAATAAAACCCAATGATAACCCATTGCAGTCGTGGACATGAGTTCTCTCCTGAAAACACCCTACTCCGAAAGAACGGGGGTAGGGTGTGTAGGGCTTGCGCAAAGCTCAGACTTCAGAAGTGGGCAAAAGAAAACCGAGAGTTGTATAACAAACAACGCAGAGATTGGGCTCGTAGTCATAAACGTAAGCCACAAAATCCTGTATCAAAGAAAAAATCGCACCTGAAGCTGCGTTACGATCTGACTATTGAACGTCATGATGCAATGCTTACGGAGCAAGACAATAAGTGCGCGATATGCCTAGAGCCCTTTGGCGTACCGCATGTCGATCACGACCATCTTACCGGTAAGGTACGCGGCCTCCTTTGCAAAGGATGCAACTCAGCTATTGGTAACCTGAAAGATGATCCTGTGATAGTCGACCGAGCATCGGAGTACCTAAGACGTGCCAACCCTATCAGAAGCCAGTAACGTCGATCTCAGTGGATACTCTCCTATACAAGCAGGAACCGCAGCCGTACCGCAACGTTATACCCCGCCTGCATCTCAGACCAACGACATGCAGCCGGGGTACAACTCGGCGATTCGCTGTCCTCTCCCGCCAATCTTCCAAGCGACCCCAGATTCTCTCCGTCAATTTTATTCTTCATCTGTGCCACAAACGCGCTTGCTTTCTGCCGTGACTTCTGGTATAAATGGAGGTGGAGGCGGCGGTAACGCGGTCGTATCCAGCGTAATAACCCAGAGCAGCGGATCGAACCCGGCCCCGGTGCAACTCGCCGCTAAGCAGGTATCGGTCACCACAACCCCACTCGGACCCGGCGCAACCTTTACCGGTGCGTTTGCTGTGACTACTGAGAGCTTCCAGCTTCTCAGTCTGACGGCAAGCACACAAGCGCGCGTGGAGATTTACGGGACAGCGTTCTCGCAGACGGCAGACCTCAGTCGTGCGATTGACGTTCCCCCTCCGGCAGGCTCGACGCAAAACATTATCACCGACGTTGCCATGGATACCGTACCTTATGCATGGAACTTTCAGAACCGTATTGGTGCGAATGGCGACAACCCACAGAAGCCTATGGCGTACGTGACGGTCACGAACTTGTCCGGTGCGGTCGCGGCGATTACTGTGACGTTGCAGTATGTACCCTTAGAAACGAGCTAGAATAATGAATCGAGAGATCGTAGGTGGTGGTGGAGCAAGCATTTATCCTTTGACTGGCGACATTCAGTCTGTCGCAGGGAGTCCTACCGTTTCAGTCACCGGACTCGAAGGAATCCCCCTCGCTTTTTCGGGACTTGACGACGGCGACTTTTTAGTGTATGATGAAACAGTTAACAACTGGGTCAATCGCTCGGTAGTAATCAGCTCAATTGAATTGCAAACAAACGGCACAGATAACTCTTCCCAGACTCTTCTCAACTTGGCTGAAGGAACCAACATAACCCTGACTGAATCAGGTGGTACCGTCACTATCAATGCGCCGACACCAACTGGCGCGAGTACCATCATACAGTCGTGGGGTCCGCAGGGTGCGGTGACAGGTAACAGTACGTTTCAGACCATGATCACTTACACCATACCTGCAAACACTATACCACCAGGCAAGGGCATTGAATTTGATTTTAGTGCTATAGGTTTGAGCGGGACATTTACTACAAATTCGTGGCAGATTGTGTTTGACGGGAACGTGCTAGGGTGGAACGGACTCGTTGGTGCCTCTGAACAAGCTTTCGGTGGCGCTAGGATTGTCAATTTACCTGGCGTCACAAACTCACAGACCTTTGTAATTACACCTTTGCAAGTAGATACAGCAAGCGCCGTTAGCCAGATTGTAAGCGCCGTCAATACATCCACTACCTCCGATACCACTACACCCTTGGTTTTAGAACTCCAATGGAATGGGCCAAATACCATGTCCACTGAGGTGTTCCAAGCGTTTGTGAAGTTTATATAAGGAATACATGATTACTTACCGACCTTTAGAGCCGGACGATATGCCGACCCTGGCGCTTTCGCTGGCCGCAGATGAGCACCATCAAGGAACGGAACCCGAGTTCTTCACAGAGATCGGATCGGTTTGCAACGTCTACGAGGACGAGCGTGGCCCGGTCTTCTTTCTTAGGGGTTCAAAAGCCCTTCGGCTTGATATCCAATATGTTTCAAATCATGATGCCAAACGCAACATGGCGGCTATGATACAAGGATTTCCAGAGCTAGTTGAAAAAGCCAGATCATTTGGCTTCACTGAGATTGTGTGTGTCACGTCGAATGACTTCCTCAAAAAGTTTTGTGAGAAGCGTTTAGGATTTACAGCAGTGTCAGGGCATGAACTTCGTCGGATGATCGCATAAAATGAGAATATGGACAAGAATTAGCTTCAAACTCGACGGCCCTAATTTTGTTGTTGACAAAGACAACTCCCTGTGCTATGATGGTTACTATGGACCACTAGATCTTGCGTGTGGGGCGACCTCAGCACAAAATGCTGCACAGACGCAGCAGGCAGGTTTCGCCACACAGGTCAACCAGCAGGCCGGACAAGTATTCGGTGCAGACAACCAGGTCTTCAATGACCTGATGTCGACGTTCGCCCCAACAATTGAGGCCGGACCATCCCAGCAAGGCTACAGCGCGGCAGAGAAGTCCAATCTTGACTCAGCGGCCATTACCAATTCAGGCATTGCAGCACGTAACGCCAAGCAAGCTGCCGGTGAAGCAGAAGCCTCCGAAGGCGGTGGTAACAATGCGGCACTTCAGAGTGGTACTAATACTGGCATCGATCTTAGCGTGGCGAATAGCGCGGCTCAGAATACGGCCAGCCAACTCAATACGATCAACACGAACGATTACGCGCAAGGGAACGCAAACTACAATGCGGCTACGAGTGGCCTTCTAAACGCGACAAATAGTTTCAACTCCTCGACTTCAGCTAACAACGCGGAGACAAATGCCGGTACTGCTTCGGCAAATACAGCCAATCAGATCGCAACCCAGAACAACTCGTGGGTGCAAGGCGTAACAGGTGCGCTAGGCGCGGTCGGCGGTGCATTTGCATCTGGCGGACTAAGTGCCCTAACGGGTAGTGGGGGAGCTTCTAGCCCTAATGCAGGCGCGAGTAGTGCGAATACAGGCAGCAGTTCAGCCGCAATGGACTTTAGTAACGGCATCGGATAAAGGAAATCATGGCAGAAGATACTTCAAATAGCAGCGCGGCTCCTATCGGATCGGATGTTACACCAGACTCACAGGTAAACGGTGCCGACACTTCTAGCACCGGTACCACTCCGATGTCAGGCAATTCTACCGACAACGGTACGTCCACGCCCGATGCCTCTGCTACAACCCCGGATCAGGGCAACGGTCCGACGCAGCCAGCAGGTCCGTCTCAGCAAGATCAGGCCCAGCAACCTAACGGCCAGCAGCCCGGTCAACCCAACCTCAAGCAGTCTGTGGAGAATGCAAGTGGTACGGCTGGTAACCCAGCGTCTCAGCCTGTTGATCCAAAGATTCAGCAGGCTTCGCGCTTTAGCTCCTTCGCTGAAGCACTGACTGGTGGAGCTCAGTACAAGACGACCATCGACCCGAATACTGGCGTGGCGACTCGTACCAAACAGCCGGTTACAACCAAGCAGCTCGGTCTTGCGCTTGCCTTCGAAGCACTTGGCGGAGCATTGGCTGGCTTTGGTGTACAGAACGGCCCAGGTAACCTTGGGCGCGCGGCTGCGGCTGGCGGTCAGTTTGGGATGCAGCAGGCCCAGGCAGTCCAACAGAAGAATCAGCAGCAGGATCAGCAGGCCAATCAGGATTTCCAGCGTCATGCCCAGGTTCTCGAAACCAACATGAAGCTGTACAATAATGCGCAGGCAGCGGGACGCGCCGACTACAACACGAATACTAACTACGTCGGACAGTTTGCCCCACAAGTCGAGCAGTTAATGAAGGACCACCCAGAGGTCATCAAGGGTGTCGTCAACGGCAGCGACCTCGCCAAGTATCATGTCACCCAAGACAGCGCGATTCCGTATCGCGTCGTCGCACGAGTTAATCCGCCCGGCGCACCTCATGCCGGTGAGCAGACCGTGGATTCAAACGGCAAGCCACAGTGGGACATTCAGTACGCGATTGTTGATCCGAACTTCAAGTCCAGCGGCCTCTTGACCGATGCTGACAAGAAGCTTGCAGCGGACCTCGGTATGGCAGGCTTCTCCGATGGCGACGGCAAACCGACAAAGCTTCCTCAAGACCTTTTGATGAACATGTCGATGGGTCTCGGTATCAAGTCCAAGCTTGCAACGTATCAGCTCAGCCAGTCGAACCTGAATGACTTCTACGATAAGCTGAACACTCACGACGCGCATGGCGACAATGGTGACGGCACAACTGCTAGCCCTAAGTCCGTGTTCAGTCTCTTCGGACAGGATAGCGACGGCAAGCCTAACTTCGACAAGTTGGCCGACTTCATCGCCCAGCACGAAGGTAGCAAGCCAACGGATCGCAACGCACGAAACAATAACCCAGGCAACCTCGTAGCAGACAAGTCATGGACAGGTAAGATCGACAACGTAAACCTTCCTGCCGGACAGACTGGGTTCCGCGTATACGATTCGCCCGATGAGGGTCACGCCGCACTGCTTAACCAGTTGCAGCTTGACTATTCGCGCAATCCAAACATGTCGCCTGAAGACTTCTTCACGAAGTACGATAAGAACGACGCGACACAGTACGCAGCGGACGCACGTAAGGCTGCTGGAGTTACTGCTCCCATCCCCACCGAGAACCCTGTACAGGCACCGGACTTGAAGGCGGCTGTAAAGGCCGATCCCACATTGCTGGATGCTTTGCAAAAGTTCCAGCCGTTTTTGAATGCTTCGAGTGACAACTACGAAAAGGCTGTTGGTGCCCTTGGTACCAAAGACCCAACATCAGCCGGTAAGATTCTCGCTCTCTATGGTGGCACGAATCAGATTCGCAAGATGGATTTGATAACGACCCAAGAGCAGGCCCAGGCAAAGACTGCACAAAAGGTTACTCAGGATCAGCAGGAAGAGCAGATCAAGTCAGACACGGCATACAAACAAGAGGCAGCTCGAATCAAAGCGAAGACCGACGCGGATACTGCGCACCAGCAGCAGCTTATCGGCGAATCAGCCAACGAACAGCCTGATGGTAGCGGCATTCGTCAGAACTATCTCGCATCCGTGGTAAACACTCAAGGTCAAGCTCACGCCGATCTTCTCCGAGCAATCGCAGAAGGCGCGCAGAAAGTCACGACAATGGGTCTGTCACGTCAGCAGACCATCGACCTAGCAGCAGAAGTCCGCGCCGCCTTCCCGCACTACGATCAGGCGACCGCGAACAATTACTACGATACACAGAAGAGTTTACAGTCGACCAAACCACTCGACGCGGCCAATACCGCTATTCAGCACTTGGGCGATTTCTACAACACTGTGACGAAGGAAGGCTACCGTGCGACGAATCCTCTGTTGAACTCTTTCGAGAGCAACTATGGAACACCAGAGCACAAAGCGAACGTCAACCTGTACAACCAAGCCATCACGCGCTCTGCATCAGAAGTTGAAGCAGCGTACAAGAATGGTGGAGCTTCCCTGACCGACAAGGACAAGGAAGATGCGAAGGAGATGTTCGGTCATGGCAACGGTGGCTGGTTCGCAGCTACTCCGAGCAAGCAGGCGGAGATGGCAAAGACGGCTATGGACCTTCTGACAGCGAAGTACAGCTCTGTCGACGGTCGTCTCGCAAACGTGATGCCATCCTCAAAGACACCGATCCAAGACTTAATGACACCGCAAGCCCACAAGGCATACCGCGATGCTCACGATGGTCAGGACTTCGACGCAGCAGCTCAGCAGCGTGAGAATGCCAGTAAGTACGGTACATGGTACGGTCGCGGTCAGCTCGACAACATCAAACAGACTAACGGCGGACAGGCTGGTAATCAGCAGATGTCAGGTCAGACCAACGGTCAGACAGCATCAGCTCCGGCACCTAAGCTTCCAACCTTTACACAAATGAGCTCAAGCGGCGCATTCGGTTGGGACGGCAAGCAGTGGGTCGACGTGAAGACCGGACAACCCGCTCCACCAAAGCAATAAAGCAAAGGGAACATAATGGCTGATCCAAACGCAATGAACGGTGCAATTCCACCGCCGCCCGATGGCAGCAATATCGTGGCCGCAGCAAATCCTAGCACCGCTCCGAGCGCAGACACCCAGCCCGGCGATACACAGCCGGGCTCCATTCCCCCTCCTCCTGACGGTAGCAGCATCGTAGCAGCTCCACAAGCTACTCAGGCTGCGGACACTTCTACACCAGCGACGTCTCAGCCGGATAATACTTTACTCGGCAGCTCCGCACTCGGTACGGCAGCTACCTTTGTCAACCACAATCTAAACCGCCTCAATGAAGGTGCTATCAAACCTGCCGTAGAAGGCGTAGCTAGTACCCTTGGGTCGGTAGTCACGCGTCCCATCGACTACTACCACAAAGCGGTAGCGGCGGCGCAGACTGGTGACTGGGCAACGGCGGCTGAAGAAGCTTCCAAGCTCGTCAACATGGGCATGTCAGATAAAGATCACCCGCTTTACAAGGCGGCTGAGAACATCATCATGCAGCCCCTCAAGCAGATCGAGGCGCAGTACAAAGAGAACCGAGCAGCCGGTAATGGTCGAATCGCCTCTGCGACAAACATCCCGAATATCATACAGGGCGGCAAGGACGTCCTCAATAATGCCTCGAATGATATAGGCAAAGGTGACTACAAGGGTGCGGCGGCTGACGTCGTCAGTCCTGTTCTAGGATCGCACGCGGTAGGGGCCATCCCGCTCGTCGGCGGAGCCATCCAGAACATCGCTCCAACCATCGACCAAGACATTCGCAAGGGTGACTGGGGTGCAGTGAGCGGAGACGCAGAAGCCATCGCCGCCAACATCCTTCCCTTCTTGAAAGGTGGGAAGGCAGCGGAGGCAGGAGAAGCGGCGGACGTTCCAGGTGGCGGCGGTGGCGGCGCGGGAGAAGGCATTCCTCCTGCCCCAGACGAAGCAGTAGCACCTGAAGGCCCGAGCGGTCCAGGCGGCGGCGGTCCTACGGATCAGTCCAGCTTGACGCGTGCAGCTCAGACGCGCGAGGAGTTGAATCAAGTCAGTCAGAGTGCCCCGTCAGCGGAACAGACTCAAAACGCACTACAGGGTAAGGTTCAACAGGCTTTCCAGCCTCAGCTAGATGCTAACAACGCCCTGAACGAAACGGCCAATAGGAACATCGACGCTACCGCGCAGTCCCAGGTTGCCACGGCCCAGGCAGAACAGGCCCAGCATGAATTCAATCAAATCGAGGCCGAGCGCGAAGTCGATAAGGAGGCTGCTCTCAGTCCTGGCGATGAATCCATTACCGCTGCTGCTAAGAAGGTAGCCGATGACTCTAATGAAGCAACGCATGACAAGTATCAGGCAGCTTCAGACAAGATGTTGAACGAATCAAAGGGTGCCAGTGTAGACTACGAGAATGGAGCGATTCACAAGGTAGTTCAAGACAAGTTGGGCACGGTCAAAGGTGAAGGGCCATTGACCAAAGCCGTGTCAGACGACCTACCCGGCTCCGCACGAGCTAACAAAACTCTCAATAACCTCTCTAAAATTATTGGACCTGAAGAGGTGGACGCGGAGGGTGTAGTCAAAGACGCAGAAGGCAATGAGTTGACACCTGAGCAATACCAGGAACAACTTTCCGCTCACGGTATCGAAACCGACCCTGAGACAGAAATCCAAGGCACCGACATGATGGATCAACCTGCGCAGAAGACTCAAGTGACAATGGCTGATGTCATGAAGATGTATAAGAAAATTGGTGAGCGACAGAGATCGACGGGTTGGGTAACCTCTGAAGACCTAGCCGATCAAGGTATTTATCGTGATTTGAAGAAAGCCGCCATTGAGACTATAGGTCAGATTGCCGAGAAGACAGGAAATCCTGATCTTATCAATACTGCTGAACAAATGAACTCAGATTATAGAACTGAGATTCGTAAGTTCGAGAATCCAGCGGTCAAGGCTCTACGCGGAGGTAAACTCTCTGACGTTGACGCCTACCTGACAGGAAAGCAATCGTCTCCAGGTAATATCGCCGCGATGAAAGAAACACTCGGATCGCACTGGCCTGACTTTCAGACTGCCTCGCTTCGACGTTTGATCGCGGATTCTGTTAACCCAGACGGTTCGATCAACTACAAGGGAGCAGTTAGTAAGCTGGCGCGACTGAAGGCCGACGTTCGTACAGACATGTACGGCGATGGCGGTAGTTCGATTATGAATGCTTTGAATCGTGCAGCCTCATCTGCTGATCTTGCTGAAGAGGCAGGCGGTAGAGTGCAGGCAGCCCAGGATGCAGCAGCCCAGGCAAAGGCTGGTGTAGGAAAGACTGTATCAGGGCGCTCGGCGGATATCAACAAACAGATCAGCGATATCATCGGCAACGGCGATATTACTGAACTGGTAAAAGACCCGGCGCGACGCACAGGACTACAGGAAGCAGTAGGGCCTAATGGAATGGAGCAGCTTACGGATATGGCTATCCAGCAGAAGGTCGCTGAGTTTAGTAATGCGACCAACAAGCAAGGCCAGCTCGTCAAGGGCGCGTTCAACGCTGAGAAGTTCATGAACTGGTACCAAGAGTTCGCAAACCACCCAGAAGCAGCAGACGCACTCTTCAAACCTACACCAGAAGCAGCGGCCCGTTACGACAAGCTCATCCACGACACGCAGAATGTAGCGTCAGTTCAGAAGCTTGTTGAGAATGGAGTAATCCCTCTCGCACTCGGTACGGCTGGCGGATTGGTAGCAGGCCCCTGGGGTATTCTCATTGGCGGACTCCTACGTGGGGGCGATGCAGCTCAGGCTCTCAAGACAGGAAGCTCAGCAGCCGAATGGCTCGCGAACCATCCTGCAACCTGGAAGGGCGTAGAGTTGGCAGGTAAGGTAGCGGATGCAGTCAAGGCTTCTCCGAAAGGACAAGCGGCGGCGGCGAAGGCAGCGACCTTGAAGAGCACGCTCTCGAACACGATGTCCTCTCTCGGCGGAAAGCCAAAGAAGCTGACGGCGCTGACTGGTGATGGTAGTGACATCACCTCGACCGCTCCAGTTCTTCCACCTGAAGTCCAAGCAGCTACTAATGATCTACCAGTTCAGACAGTCAAAGGCGCAGCCATTAACGATCCAAACAATCGCGGCGGCGGCGTACCGATTGCGAACGTAGATCAGGGCGCAGGGAACAACACCATCGAAGTGAACAGGCCGCAGGACTATGGCGCACCTCAGCAGGGGCATGAGCTCACACACGTATGGCAGAATAACCTTCCGCCATCGGTGCAGGCAAAGATACCTGATGATGCTAGTGGTACCGCAGCATTCGACATCTCCGATGCAGATAAGCTTCGTGCTCAAGGCAAGACTTTGACTGATCTCCCTCGGGAGAAGCAAGCGACAATCGTGCAGAAGTATATCGAAGACCCTAAGAAGAACGCGAACCTCAAACCTTGGATCAACGACATGACGCGCACGGCGCTGTCCGGCACGATGCCTACGTCACCCAATGCTACACGGTTGAACACTGCGACACGCCCACCTGGACCTCCAGATGCAAGTGTGGCCGGTGCCTATCCGAAAGAAGCTGCAAAGAAAAAGAAGTAACCTACAATGCTAGGCAATTTGGACATAAATGTCTGAGTTGCCTAGTATCTTAGGCATCGAAGAGGGAAAGTAGGGTAGCCATATTTTGAGGCAAGATGACTGGCAAAAAAGCAAACTAGTCACAGTTATGTGGCAGCATGGAAATACGTTCGGTGGGCACCTCGCTTCGTGCATGATAGGATCGTGCATTGCTAATAGATTTAGATTAGGTTGGGGTACATGGTCAGAATGTATAGACAACATCCCTAAGTACTCTGCAACCTTTGAGCAGCCAGGGGGTAGTCCTGCCATTTGGGAACCTCAGTTCGTAAAACTTTTACACGAAGTAGAAGGTATATTTGATGGAACCCAAGACTACTCCAAAGGTGGTTTATATTGGGCGGACACTACAAAGATAGAGACTCCCTTCTTTAAGGAAAAGATTCTTGCGGATAAAGAAAGACATCCATCTATAGGGTCGATGAACTCTTTGATGATATTTAAATAACCAAGTAGGAGGAGTTATGTTCAAACAGATCGGCGCGGCTTTTGGCCATTTGAAAATGCCGCCGCTGAAGGAAATCCTTTCGGAGGACGGGATTGGTTCTTACAGTAGGTACTTAGGTTTCTGGACTGCTATATTTGTGTTTGGATGGGTTACATATGTTGTCATTCACAGCCACGCATTGCCGCCAGATTTAACAGGCCCAGGTACATTTCTTGTAGCAGGCCAGAGCGCGTATGCTGCCAACCAAGCTAAAAGCGCAGCCAAGGCACTCAAGCCTAATGTTCCATCAGCCATTACTGTCAATTCAACAGGCACAGCGAATGTCAGTCCATCACCAATAGGGGATACGCCAGCATGATGCTCTCACCTGAAGTCATATACGAACAGTCAAAATTCTGGCTGGCACTCCTATCATTCCTGTGGGCAATCTTCAAGGGATTCAATTGGGTCAAAGACATCCGAGAGAAAGACCTCAAAGAGATTCACGTTGGCATCACATCCTTGCGCGGCGACCTGCAAGGGCAGACCACGCAGTTAGTCGAGCAAATCAAAGAACTCCGTAACGATGTACGCTACTCGCAATACCGTCCGCAGTACGATGTGATGGAACCTGCAAGATCGCGTGCCCCCCGTAAGACACCCCGTAAACGGCAACCGGCCAAGCCCAAGTCAACAGTAGTTGAAGTAGTTGAATTGACACTTGACAAATAGCCTGTGATGGTGTAGTATTGGAGTACGGCATGAAATGCAAATCCCCAAAGGAGGGGCATGGCAGGTGAAACACTTCGAGCAAAACTAATCGCAGATGTCCAGCAGCTCGACCAGAAACACCCCGGTCTTTTGAGCCGCGAGTTCTACCGCAAGCATGGAAGCTTCAGTGAACGCGAGTGGCGCAAGACCTTCCGAAATTTCAGAGAGTTCCTTTACGTAGCCGGACTCAGAACAAAGAAGACAACGACAGATAACAAGCAGACACCATACGTCGGACCCGATGCACCTGAGCCACAAGCTTCGGAGCAGAAGGCAGTGCTCGGCGAGACAGTCGAACACGTCGGCCAGGACAAGATCAACGTAAGCTTCCCCAAGACACGTATCCATACGCTCCCCGAGCTGTTGGCGTTCTGTGAGGTTGATCACGATATCTGGGAGGTTGAACGTTGGGAATGTACCAAATGGGAGATGGCAGGCTTTCCGAAGGCTGTCGGTGAGAGTGGTAACTGGTCTCGCGAGACTACTGACCCGATCATCACCCCGCTCTACCGGTTGAAGGCTACCCTCGTCCGCAACAAGTCGAAGGAGTTTGCCAAGAACGAAATCGCAGCAATGCGTGACGCGGCGCTTTCTAATCTAAACGCTGTAAAGGTTCGCGCAGTAAAGCACCTCGGTGGACTGACAGGTAACCTGCTAGAGATTAATATCCCGGATCTTCACGCAGGCAAGTTAGCTTGGAACCGCGAGACCGGATACAAGGACTACGATACAAATATCGCTCTCGATGTCTTCCAAGACGCAGTAGATGCATTGATCGCACGTAACGCTCATATAAAGTTCGACAAGGTTCTATTCGTTGTTGGCAATGATATGCAGAACGCAGATACGCTTGAGGGCAACACGACAGGCGGCACGCGACAGGATAACGATAGCAGGTACTACAAGACCTTCGTCAAGCTACGCAATAAGGTCATCGACGTAATCAATCAGCTTCGAGAGATCGCTCCGGTCTACGTTATGTCTTGCCCAGGCAACCACGATAAGCTGAGCGCATGGCACCTAGCTGATTCTCTCAAGATGCGCTTCCACGGTTACGAAGACGTCGAAGTCAACTGCGAACCAAAGGAAAGAAAGTATTTCCAATGGGGCGAAGTGATGCTGATGTTCACACACGGCAACACCGGTAAGAAGCCGGACTACCCGCTGACAATGGCGCAAGAAGAGAAGCAGATGTGGGCAGACACTACGTTCCGCGAGTGTCACACTGGACATATCCATCAGACGATGGTACAGGAATATCATGGCGTACGAGTACGCACGTTACCGGCGCTGTGCGAACCCGATGCGTGGCATGCTGCGAATAACTACGTCGGCAACATCAAGACGGCTGAGTCGTATGCATGGAACAACATCCTGGGCCTGATAAACATGGCCTTCTATAACGCAGACTAAAAGGAAGAACAAATGGCATTAGTAGCCTTTCAACTTACAGCAACCGGTACGGCGCAGCAATTTCCCAGTAACCCGGTACTCAATTCTATTACCCTCGCTGGTAAAGCCGGTAACTCGGCTGCTATATCAGTAGGCTCAACAGCGGCAGTAACGGCCAGTACTGGTTTCCTTCTAGGGGCCGGAGTCACAGTCACGATCCCTTGTCGTTCAGGTAACACAAATGAGATTTGGATTATCGGTACTGCTAATGACGTAGTTTCTATAATCGAGGCTTGACAAATATAGTCCTATGTGGTAGAGTAGTTACATGGGACTATCTTACTCAGAAGAAAAACCTACCGTTGGACAGATCGTAAACCACGACGGTAAGACTTATAAGGTCACCAAGATGACGAGTACGGCCATTGCGGTCGAGCGTTACTTCTGGTGGGACAGGCTGTACGACCGTTTCATCAGGAGACCGGATGAGGATTCATAAGTTTTTCCCGAACGAGGAGTACAAACTAGCGTTCGCGGAGATTGAAATAGGCTCACTGATTGACATTGACGGGCAGCTCCATATCCTCGTCGGTGTCGATCCTTGGTGCGGCTATGTCGTACGGTATACGTGGTGGTACGAATTACTAGACCGCCTTGGATACTGGATAGCAGACAAGACAAACCGTGGGTATCGTGGTTTCGTAGAGAGACGTCACCTTGTCAGATAGCAAAATGGATGGAGGTCCATGCCACACCTACCAACTGAAGCGGCAGCTCGAAAGGCTATACCGCTTTACTCAGGATTGATGAAGTATTTTCCAGATGCATTAGCTGCCGTAGCATCGCTTTCGTACCAAGGTAATTTACAGCATAATCCAGGGCAACCTTTACACTGGTCACGTGATAAGTCTAGCGACCACCACGATACCCTCATGAGGCACCTACTAGAGGCCGGAACAGTGGATATCGACGGCCATCTTCACTCTACGAAAGCAGCCTGGAGGGCTCTGGCTGCTTTACAAATCGAGATTGAAAGTAATAATAATAAGAACCCAGAAGCCGCAGCAATTGGTCAAGACATAAACGACGATGATGTCCCGTTCTAAAAGGAAATCAAAATGAGACTACCGAATAAGCTGCCGCAATTCGTAAAGTTGACCGATGAGGCTAACGCCGCACTCCGTCGCAAACAGATAACAGGCAAGCGTCTGGTGAAGTTCCTCATCAGTAATGATGAGAAAGATATGCCGCTGTCTCATGAAGTCCGGCAGATGGCCGCACTGCTCTTGAATGAGCGTGGGTTCATCTTAGAAAGCCCGAAGGATAGAAACAGATTATGAATCCAGTCTATTGTAGGCAGCTAGAAGATAAGAGCGGCTATGGCGTGTTTCAGGGTATCATTCGTCACAGCAAAGCACATGGACCCGTTCTCGATGAGAAATGGGAACTATGCCTGGGCGTCGGTAAGACTGCAAGGGCAGCATGGAAGGACTATGAACAAACCAATTGACAAGAACCTGCCCAAGGCAGCAGCTTATGCACACAAGCCGGACGTGTCTGTCCTTCAGGAGTTCTTTGACGAGAAGCCCGAGGGCTCTGTAAAGATCGACGGTAAGACTGTGAAGAGCCGTTTCAATCCTATCGAAGAGCCTAGCAAGTACAACTGCCAGTGCGGAGACCCATCGTGCAGCAGCTAGTCAAGGTCAAGATGTTTGGTTCAGCTATGGAACTTGAATTGTTCCTAAATGATCTAGCTAACGACCCGAACAATAGATGGAACATGGAGTTCCTTACGGAAGTCTCTGGACACTATACGGGCACGTTTTACTATCAGGCACCCGCCGCACCCGTTGCACCGACGTACGGCCAAATGAATGCGACTACCTACCTCCCCTCACTAAACACGTGAGGGGCGTTTTCTAGTCTCAGGAGAAGAGATGCCAAGAGGTGTACCTATCGATCTGATAGGTAGGAAGTTCAGTAGACTGATCGTAATTGAAAAGGCCACTATGCCTAACGGTAAGTGTGGCCTAAGATGTCTGTGCGATTGTGGTTCCTATAAGAACGTAACATCAAGTAATCTGATCTCCGGCGATGTGAGAAGCTGCGGGTGTCTTTTTAGAGAACAACCAAACCAGTTACGTCACGGTCATGCAAGAGCCAAAGATCACAGCAGCGAGTACAATAGCTGGTGCGCGATGAAAGGCCGTTGCCTCGATCCTAAAAATCGAGCCTATCATCACTACGGTGGCAGGGGTATCACAATATGTGAAAGATGGTTAGTCTTTGATAATTTTCTAGCGGATATGGGTCAAAAACCTACTAAGCTTCATACCATCGACCGTATCGAAGTGAATGGAAACTACGAGCCGACTAATTGTAAGTGGTCCACCCGTAAAGAGCAAAGACTGAACCAAAGAAAACTCGCACGAATAGAAGACTTCACGATAGAAGAACTAGTCGCCGAGATAGAAAAGAGACGGCATGACCTCAGCAATTGAAACCTCTGTGAAGACAGATGTAACAAATACGAAGAGTTGGCTTGTACAGCATGAGCGACTTATCATCGTCGTCCTGGCAATCGTCGCGCTTGTCTTCGTCGGTAATAAGATTCTCGACAACCAAGCCACGCACGACAAGGCCGTCTCGGATGCTGCCGTTCAGCAGCTCAACGATACGAAAGCTCAGAACGCGGCGATCCTTGCCCAGGTCCAAGCTCAGGGTCAGCAGTACCAACAGCTCGTGGCTCAGCTTGGCGCGCAGAATGCCCAGCTTGCTGCAAGCATCCAGACACGCACAGTTGTCCTTCAGCAGCAGGTAAAGTCGGACGCGACCCTCCCCATGCCGGACCTCGGCAACCGCTGGGCACAACTGGCTAACATCAAACCCACAGATATCACTGCGACAACTGCCGGTATCACGGTTACACCTGTCGGGGCTTTGCAAACCACGCAGGCACTTGAACAGATACCTACCCTCCAGGCCAATGTCAGTGATTTGCAGCAAACTTCTGACAATAAGGATAAGGAGATCGCATCGGCAGACGATCTAATCACCGGACTTCATACCCAGGTGACAGGGCTTCAGACTCAACAGGTCGAAGCTGAAAAGACATGCAAGGCAGAAATCTCCACTGTGAAGGCCCAGGCGCGAAAAGGCAAGTTTAAGGCGTTCTTGTATGGCGTAGGCGTAGGCGCTGGAGTAACTGTTGTATTTGTATTACACGCTGTACTGTAAAGGAACCACATTGCAACAAATGAGTGTATTCGCTGAAACGATCATGCTCCAAAAGTATGCTCAGATAAAATTAGACGGCAACAAAGAAACATGGTACGACATAGCCCATCGAGTAGCACGAAATGTCCTCTCCGCTGTGGGAGCATCTGAAGAAACTATTCAGATTACAGCCAAAATTATCTACGAACGAAAGTTCCTTCCAGGTGGTCGGTATTTATACGCCGCAGGTAGAGACTTCCATCAGGTTCAGAATTGCCTTCTCATGCGCGTGGAAGACTCGCGCGAGGGATGGGCAGATCACCTTCAGAAGTGCGCCATGGCCCTTATGACCGGAGCAGGTATCGGTATCGAGTATAGCCTTGTCCGTGAAGAAGGCTCTATCATTAAACGCACAGGAGGCTTTGCTACCGGACCTTTGGCCCTTATGGAAATGACCAATCGTTGTGGCAACGGTATTATGCAAGGCGGATCACGCCGCTCCGCAATCTGGGCCGGACTCAAATGGTCTCACCCCGATGTACTGAAGTTCATCAAGATGAAAGATTGGTCGCCGGAAGTCAAAGCACTTAAGGCGCAAGACTTTAACTTTCCAGCTCCTATGGACGGTACGAACATATCAGTAGGTCTCGATACAGAGTTCTTTATTGCGTACAACAATACGCATCATCCAAAGCACGAGGTAGCGCAGAGGGTCTACTGGGATACCGTTAGACACATGCTAGAGACTGCCGAGCCTGGATTCTCTGTTGACTGTGGCGAGAACGAGGGCGAAGACCTACGCAACGCCTGCACAGAGATTACCAGCCGCGATGATTCTGATATTTGCAACTTGGCTTCAATTAACATGGCGCAGATTACAAGCCTAGAAGAAATGGCATATGTCACTAAATATGCAACAGAGTTCCTTCTAGCAGGGACAGTCTACAGCGATATTCCTTACGCTAAGGTGGCAGAGGTCAGGTCTCGTAACAGACGACTAGGACTTGGATTAATGGGCCTGCACGAGTGGTTACTTAAGAAAGGCCTACCGTATGGCCCTAGTGACGAACTGGCAACCTATCTAGATGTGTACGAAACATCTACTGACATTGCTAACGTCGCTGCCGATGCTCTTGGAATATCCAGACCAATTAAGACCAGAGCTATTGCCCCTACAGGAAGTATCGCTATTGTAGCAGAAACTACTGGCGGACTTGAGCCCCTATTCTGTGTTGCCTACAAGCGAAGATACCTTAAAGGTGGAGAATGGGTGTACCAGTACGTTTTGGACCCCACAGCTAAAAGGCTGATAGACGCTGGAGTTAATCCTGCCTCTATTGAGGACGCCTACACGCTGGCACAGACACCAGAGCGACGTGTGGCTTTCCAGGTGTGGCTACAAAGATGGGTAGACCACGGTATTAGCTCTACACTAAATTTACCGGCATGGGGCACAGAGTACAACAACGAGAGCCTTGTTAAAGGTTTTGGAGATATGCTTATGAAATATCTTCCCAAGCTAAGAGGATTTACTTGTTATCCAGATGGGTGCAGGTCCGGTCAACCATTCAGTGTGGTATCGTACAAGACAGCTATGAAACATAAGGACGAAATATTCATGGAGCAGATGGACATTTGCTCACTGACTGGCGGAGGAAGCTGTGGGTCTTAGACTAGAAGATGCGATCAGGTGTGAGTCCATCCCTCGAAAGACGGATGGACGCCTATAGACTGGCAACCTTACGGGACAGTCAATGGAGAATACGTGTCGCGAGCATACTATCTGGATCGCAAAGATGGATCTAAAGGTTATAGCAAAGATAACTGCGTAGTGTGCTGCTCTTGGTGCAACATATTCAGAAGGGACTTTTTAACCTACGAAGAAATGAAGGCTGCAATGTCCGCAGTCATGAAAATTAGAGCAAACAAACGCCCCTCCGACTAATAATCGAGAGGGGCTATTTTTTTGTCTATTTAGCTCTCATTGACCATCTATCCCTGGCCTACAGTCGGTAAATAATGACACTTCAGCGGAGCGTATACCGGCGTTCCATGCTAGGTGGCACGCGTACTTGAACTGCCAGAACTCTTCAGGCTTTAGTAAGCCCTTAGTATGTCCTAAAGCCGACATAAACCAAGTCTCGAAATTCATCGGCCAGTCTCCTTGTGCCAGTTGTAGTGTACTGCCGGATCACCACCTACTACCGCCCCGCAACGTGGACATAAAAGAACGGTAGTAAGTACACCATTGTACACGTCTTTGAAGGTGGATGTTTTCCATTCTCCTTTGATGTAGTTGAGCTTGAGGAAGTCGGCGAGAGGTAGTAGCTTCTTAGTCATGTCAGTATCATTTCATGATGGAACCATTTTGTCAAGTCTTTTGTAAAGGGAACTATAATGCACAAAAAGCCAGAGGTTTGAGCCCATGGCTTCCCGTTATGACTGTCACTATACCGATGCTCCATACATCTTACCGTCTCCACCAGGCCCATCGTTCTTCCGTAGATGGATCACTGTGGGATCGTGCTTGATCCTGTACTGTTCATTGCAGGCTGCTGCGTTTACGAAGACCGTTCCGTACTTGGCCGTCTCGTAGCCTGCCCCAGCGTGGATATGACCGAATACATGGATCAAAGGCTTGATCTGCTGGACGCGTTCAAGGAGAAGCTTATCCCCCACGCGCTCCACACCGCCTCCAAGCCGTCCCACCCAGTCCCGTATACCGTACGGAGGACCGTGCGTTACCAAGATGTCAGTGTCGTCAGGAATTTCGCTCCAGATCTGACGCAGCTCGTCGCCGTCCCTGGGAAGGTTGAACGCCCAGCCTCCGAACTCAGGTTGCCAAGGAGAGCCGTAAATCTTCAGCCCTTCGACGACGACCGGCATATCTCTTAAGTACGTTGCGTTGGTCAGCAGACTCTCCGCCTCGACAGGAAGATTCTGAAATAGGAAGTCATGATTTCCAGCGACGATAATCTTGTGCTTGTGTGGCAGCTCGCCTAGCCATGCGTTGAAGTCCTGCACAGACTTGACGGTGTTCTTATCAGAGCCCTCGCTGAAGTCTCCCGAGTGGATGAAGATGTCACCGTCAGGTACGATGAGCTGCCGGTGCTTCTCATGGGTGTCACTCGTCATCACTACTCGTAGGCTAGTCATTTGGTCTTCGCTTCCTTACGTTGTCTACTCGCGTACCGGCATCCAGGCCGTACTCCAAAGCCTCTTCGATTAGGATGCGTACAGATTCCTCGTTGTGCTCTTCCATCATGAGGGAGTCGGTGTCAACGTGCAGCGTTACGACGTATTGGCTCATCTATTGTCTCCCTCACTCTTGATGACACCGCGTGCCTTGCGGTCATAGAGTTTGTCTATGTTCGTCTGGGCAGCGTGCTCCAGTGTTATGCCCAGCTCTGTACACATCTGCTGTAAATACCAAAGATTATCGCCGATCTCTTTCTCGATGGCATCTTTCTGATCCTGAGAGAGAAGACTGCCGGACGTGATGCCGAGATTGCGCCAAAGTTTTTTTACCTTGCCTAAGATTTCTCCAGCTTCCTCTCCGCAGCCGATGGCTGGATATAAGAGGTTACCACCCATATCTGGATAGTCGGCAGTTGCTCCTGCTAGTTCCTGATACTCATTCAGTGTCATTTACAATCCTCGGTCTGCAATGTACTGCGCCAACGTCTCGAAGGCCTCGGTCAACGTGGACCCGCTTGCCTCGATCTCGTACTCGCCTTCGATGTGAAACTGCGTGTTCAAGATGAACTCATCCCGCCCGTCGTCATAGCGTACTGTTACGCTTCTCTCTATGGCTGGCATGTTATCCCTCGAACTCTTTGATCTCTGCGTTGCGACGATTCTGAAGACCGGCATTTACCGTTCCCTTGACGAATACCCAACGGCTAAACTGCTCTTCTGCCATAGTAAAATTACGCGCGTTGACGGCGGCAAGTAGTGACGACGTTACGAAAGCGTGAGCACCGACGTTGAAGGTGAAGTCGACCAGCGAATCGAACTGGTTCTGCGTAATCGGTACGTTGACGTACGTGTTGACGGTAGCTACTGCGTGAGCTATGTCCATGCGGAGATAGTCTACTGCTTGCTCAGCCGTAATAACCATCCCTTTGTAAACGCCCAGCGTGTGACCGTAGCCAATCGTGTAGACATACCCCTGGTCGGGGTAGGCTACGAGTCTAAGTGCCTCAGCTCGTTCTGTTAGGGATAGTCCTGTGTCGCTATAGACCATCCACGGATTTTGTGGCATAAATTATCCTTATTTAATACGTATTTAATACTTCAAAAGCTCGCGGCGGAGGTAAGGACTGCTGCGGCACCCCAGTAAATGCAGTGCCGCCAGTCTCGATAGCATCCGTACACGATTGACGCCACTACATCAGAGGCCACTAGAAATATAGGCATCCAAAGCTTAGGCGGGATCGTCATGTTCACGCAGCCACCTCTACAGGCTCCTCAGCCTTTACCTTGGTCCGAGTGACCTTGGCTTTCTTCTTGCAGTTCGAGCAGCGCCATGAGCCAAGGTGCCCTTCGCGATCCTTGAACTCTTTATCGTAGTCCACGAGGAGAGGCTTCTTCAGTGCAGCCACGCCACAGCAGACACTCGTGTAGTTGAACACCGGCTTCCCAGGTGCTACGACCTTGCGGACAGGTTTGTTGCTACGCTTTGACGCCTTCGAATTGTATTTGCTCTGAGCCACGGAGTCTTCTTTCTGGTTAGAGTTGCGTTGTAGTTTTCTCTTCTGGAGTGCAATAACAGACTCCATTGTTATATTGACGCCAGGGACAGAATTTGTCAAGTAGCCAAAAGCCCCATGACCGTTCTTTTACACCTGTACGAACAATTGTCCAGACGGGCGTCTTGTCTTTAAGAATGACGCGGTGCCTCCAGACTGCTGGTCGCCGTAGGACGCTTAAGCGGCGATAGAACTTGCGAATACGCAATTCGCCGACACCGTGGTCGTACATCATGTAAGGATCATCGCCCTTAGTCCAAGCCGTAGCTGGGGTGATAGTTGGATCATACGGCGTTTCTTCCCAATAGCCGCGCGTAAGGATCAGGCTAGTGTATCGCCACGGATGATCGTGGAGGTGAGGATCGCTATCTCCTAAATAGAACTTGTGAAGGTAAATGCGACCCTTCCCTTTGTTCTTACCGAAGTCCTTGTCGCGCGGGTAGATAAGGAACCGGCGCAGATAGATCACGCCCGGCTCATCGTCGCGCTCGATGTCGACGTAAGGGAATAGCTCAGTCATCGTGAACTCAAAGATACCGAGGCCATGCTCTTTGGCGAGAAGGTTCAGGGCAATGATGGCTGGAATAGCCATAAGGATAAAAAGGATAAAAATATACACTAATTCGACAATCATTTACCTGCCTCCAGTCTATCTTTGAATATAACTTTTCCGCCCTGGATAGTGATAGCTGGTCCAGGTGTGTTCATGATACCGGCTAAGACGTTGGCTGTGCGAAGATCCATGTCGGCCTTCAGGACAAATCTCTGCTCCGTATCGCGGACGAGGAAGACGATCATGTCGGATCGGGTTATTGGTTCGACTACGTATCTCATGCCTTCTTCTCCTTAGATAAGGTTTCCTTTGCCTGACGGTGAACCTGTTCGGGCGTTCCATGGAATCGGAAAGGAATGTTGCGGATCTTATAGGTGCTAAAGTTATGATAGTCCTGCCACTCACTACGCGGCGGTACTGTGGGGTAATGAATGTCATCTGGCATAAATACAGCCTACCACTATTCCGGTAGGCTGTCAAGGTTTATTTGTTGCCTTTTTGATCTATTTCAGTGCCTCTTGAACCTTCTTCCTACGTGCGGCCAGAAGCTCAGCTACCTTGAACCTGATCTTCTGTTCAAGTGCAGGGTTGTCCTTGACGGCGTCGATAGCCTTCAGGAAGCCCTGACCTATGTTCTCACCCTCGAACTTGAACCACGCGCCAGCCTGCTCGATTGCGCCGATGTCCTTTGCGAAGGTAATGAAGTCAGTACGCCGGTCGATACCCTTACCGTAGATCAGGTCCACGGTGGTCTCTTTAGCGGGTGCGCCTACTTTGTTCTTGACGATCTTGAGCCTCATACGGTGTCCGATGATTGTATCACCGACCTTGATGAGAGGACTCTTGGCCCCGTCAGTCGTCTCGCTGAGACCACGACGAACGTCGATACGTACCGATGCGTAGAACTTCAGTGCGCGACCGCCCGGCGTCGTCTCTGGGTTACCGTACATCACGCCAATCTTCTCCCTTATCTGGTTGATAAATATGACAGTTACACCGTGCAGAGAGCATTTCCCACGAAGCTTTCGCATCGCCTGGGACATCATACGGGCCTGCAAGCCCATGTGGGAGTCGCCCATATCCCCGTCTAGTTCGGCCTGCGGGACCAGGGCGGCTACGGAGTCGACTACAATGAGGGTAACAGTACCGGATTCTACCAGCGCCTCTACGGTCTCAAGGGCCTGCTCGCCGCTATCAGGTTGACTGATAACCAGCTCCTCGACGTTGACGCCCAGGGCTTCCATGTAGTTCGGGTCCAGCGCGTGCTCTGCGTCCACATAGGCGCACAGAGCTCCAGTCCGCTGCTCCTCGGCTACCGTCTCCAACGCTAAGGTAGTCTTCCCACCTGACTCAGGACCGAATAGCTCGATGATGCGACCGCGAGGGAATCCTCCGACGCCGATGGCGTCAAGGTCTAAGGTCGCAATGCCAGTCGGAATTGAGGGCATAGGCAGACCTACATGGTCTTTGAGCCGTACGATACTGTTGGTTGTTTTGAACTGCGCGTTTAGTGCCGCCGCCACCGTCTTGAGCTGCTTCAGCTTGTCGGCCTTGGATGTAGTGCTCTGAACGGCGAGCTGTGTGTTGACTATTACGTTAGTTGAAGTCGCCGATGTACTGCCCGTCGATTTCCCCGTCGAAGGGACTTGTGGTGTCTTCACTGCTGACTTCAGTGCTGCCAGTGCTTCGCTCATCTGATTGCTCCATATAGCTCATACAAGAAGACCCATCATCGTAAGTCTTTTTATCCAGTTTAGGATAAGTATCTATGATTGGATAGGACAGTAATGATCTCATTCTTTTCTGCTCTTGTTTTTTACCAACAAAGTAAAAATATCTATGCTTTGGCTGAGGTTTAACAACCTCAATGCCGTTTTCTTTAGCCCACCTTGAGGGATCATTTATACCGAAGCGATCTCTAACTGTCATAGGGTGGAGTACCTCCTCGCCAACCTTATAGAAAGAGTCATGAGCCTTTACAGCCCCGGTATACTTCCAATTAGTAGCTTGGTACACAATTCCAGCATGTCCTTGCGCGGAATCTGCATAACTTATTACAGCAGATGGCTGTTGTGTAAGCATTTGTAAACTATGGGATATTAGGTAGCTTGCACCATTTTTTGTACCAGAATCTACTACAAGTCTAGTAAGCTCATATAACCTAAAATCTCTATTTTTAAATGCATGCTTCTGTATGGGAGCAGAAGGTTGTCCATAACAGACTACACCTATTAAATTAGGCGCGTATAGTCCAAAGCCTTCCCAGAAAATTCCCAACCTATGTGAGTAATGTTTAGCACTCACGATCTTGTTGGCAGTTTTTTTGTCTATGCGCCTAACACTATAGTCCATTTAGTTACCTCTTTGTACTGCCTGCTGCTCACTCAGGGCCTTCCACTGTGCAATTGCACCCATGTATTTTAGGAAGTTAGTAGTGAATGTTCTTCCTCTCAACTGGACTAATGCAGCCTCGCCGTGGTTTACGTACACTTCGTCGGCAGTCCTCGTTAATTCGCCATACGTCGTGAAGTAGGTGAACCAGCAAACTTGACAGCCACGGTGCCTTGGTTCTTTTCCAGGTACGAACTTATGTCCACAGCTAGATTGAACGTATTTCAGCGTACCGTTAGCTGAACTGTCATAGACCTTGATAAGCCGGGTCTTCAGATTTATCCCAGCATCCTCGTCTATAAGACCGAAACCCTCTACGATCTCTTGTGCAGTAATAGGCGGAGACGGCGCGTCCGACAGGAAGGTAACCGTCTCACCAAACCGGGCCGTATCATTTACGTTTATTTCCACGTCGTTCCTCTCTCTCGATCAAAAGCTTCTCTGATGCTGTTAGGGCTACTTCGCCAATGCCGAACTTCTGGTTCAGGATGTTGCGCTGGTCGATGGTTGCGTTCTCAGGGAGTTCCTGCTTGAGCTGATCTACTACGGCTGGCCTGCTGTTATCGCTGAGTTGCGTAATTGGCATCTTCTTTAGTCCTCTTGATCTTGTTAGCTCTGTTGGTTGTGCCTACCGATTGACGGGTGACACGAAAATACAATGTAACAGGACTGATCTTGCGGTCACGCAAAACCTGACCCACTCTTTGCTCGATGTCGATGCGCTCTTGTTGTGTGAATGCCTCGCCCTCTTCCCAGATGTACGTCTGAAGGAACTTAGTCTTCTCGTCTTCGGTAAGCGCGTCTTCTACTGCACGCTCGACATCACAGAAGAAGTCAAGTGGTGAAGGACGTAACACATTAGGAGTAGCGTGACCACTATCGAAGTCGTTGTTGGCAACTCTAATCGAGCTACGCTGTTTATATCTTGCGTACTGGCCATCGATAGGCTCTGGAAACGCGTATGGGTCTCCAATTACATCATCGAAAGCTGCCTTGTTTTCTGCGAACCGATCTGCTCGGCGCACCCTACTTACGTTTGAGTCCACTCTTACCTTTCGTTACTTTCGTTATCTTCATTCCAGCCAAGATCTTAGCCCTAACCTTCGTACCAATACGCCCTATGGCTGTAAATATCCTTTTCCCTAAAGCAATAGCTGCCGGAGGGTTCTGAACGTATTGGGCTGCGTTTATAACTAAAACATCGTTATCTCGAAACTTGCCAAGAGCACGATTGCAAGTAAAACAAAGCAGGCCCCTTAACTCACCTGTAAGATGATTGTGGTCTACTGCGAAGTCATTTTTGAAGTCTGATCTTGGACGTTTACATATACCACAGCAACCATCTTGGGACTTGAATATTAGCCGGTAGTCTGCGAGTGTAATGTGAAACTCTCGTTGTAGACGAAGATCTTTGGCTCGTTCCTTCGGTGTCAACTTACTTAGTTTGATGGACAAGTTGTGTTTCCTTCGAGGAAGCAACCCATGTCAATAAGCTTCAAGTTCCCGTCTTTGTCTTCCGCCCAATTGCCAGCATTATGCAAGTCAGAGTCTTCGACACCATGGTAGCGGTTAACAAGATATTCGAGTTTCCTGATAGTATCTGAATGCCTCTTGTGACCGACTCGCTTGTATTTCGGCATAACGATTGTACCGTACGTGTGATTGAAGTACAGAATCTCTGGCATAAGGGGCTTGAACATCTGCCATCTCTTTGCCTTTGACTTCATGACCTTTCTGATAGCGTCGACCTCAAGCCAGCTATGCTCGATACTGTATTCGATACGTTCTATGGACTGACCCTCACACCTCGGTAATTTGATGATCAGGTCCGTACCGATGATCTGGTACGCGTCTCTGTACGCGCCCCCGCCGACAGGCCGTAGGCTGAATCCACATTGCACCATCAGTTGCCTCTCCGTCTTTGGGTGATGATAGCGTATTGCTTCGAGGGCGCTTTCACGACGAGTCATTAGATGCCGATCTCCTCAGTCTCTTTCGGTTCCTCAGCTATCGTCTCAGATGCAGTTGCGTCGACGGAAGCTGGTGCGGTTTTCTCTACGGCCTTTTTGAGACCGGCGAGGTTCTGGTTTTGTATCTGTGCAGCGTGGCCGACGTTGTGGTTGGCCATTGCCTGAATGACTTTCTTCTGATGCTCCGACATCTCACTTACGGTCGAGGTAGCTCCGTTCATGTGGAGTTCACACCGGCCACCAGAGCTATAGCGGCTCAGGCCTACGGTCAGAAGCATACGATCAGAGAACGTCGCCTCTTCTTCCATCGGCGCGCCGCTGTCGAACTGCATGACGTCGGCGGTATTGTTGTTCGCGATACGTGGGCGGTGCAGCGTCAACATGCAATCGCAGTCCTTCGCGATCTGTGACGAGCCGTCTACGTTATCGGTTGACACCATCCCACCGCCCTGGATACGGTTCGGCTGGAGGATGCGAATAATCTGGACACCGTAATCTTTCGCGATCTGCGAAATAACCTTGCTGATCTCCGATAGGTGCTCGGTACGGTTACGGCCTTGGCCTCGCGGCGTCGTATCGGCCAGTCGTTGAATGTTGTCGATGGCAATCCACTTTACTCCATAGCGTCGGATACAGGCACGCATCAGGTTATAGATGTCTTCGCAGTTCTTGTACTGAGGATAGCAGAAGTAGAAGTCTCCTTCACGATCCTGTACTTCCTTTTGAAGCTTCGGCACTGCCTCTTTGAACTTCGCGAGGAGAGCATGGGACTCAGCTTCGTCCTTTGGTAGGTTGTCTTCGATACCTGCCTTGTGCGAGACCCACTTACGGGCCATGCGCGCTCTGGTCATTTCGAGACAGATGAACACACCGTCTTCACCGTATGTGGAGCACATGTGCTCCATCAGGTTCATCGCATAGGTAGTCTTTCCAACCTTCTCAGGTGCGAGGATGTCAATGACATCACCCTCGTCAAATCCCACGAGCTTATTCTGGCTAGGCCAAGCGGACTTATACTTCGGTTCCAGGCCGCTCTTCCCTTCGAGCTCGTCCATAAACTCAGAAAGCGAATCCTTGGAACTCGCAACGCCATCAACGTCAAAGAGAACAGCTTCCTCTTTGAGCTTCGCGAACGATTCTGCTGTACCGCCGCCGAACGTGAAGTATTCATTCAAGTCCTTCCCGAGGCGTTCAGTGCCATCGTCTTTAGGTACCATGAAGTCTGGTAGAGTAATCTTCCAGCACTTCTCAATGCCGATCTTCGCTGCGAGAGTCTGCGCTGCTTTCTGGCCCACTTTGTCTTTGTCATAGCAAATGTATATCTTTTCCAGTTCGAGTTTATCGAGTACGTCGATCCACTCGGCCTTCTTAAAGTTAGCGCCTGGTACACCACAGATGTCTATGACAGCGTGATCCATTGCTGAGATACAGTTGGCCTCACCTTCGACCATCACGATCTCTTTGAGGCCTTCCTTGTTCAGAGCCTCCTGATTGTACAGCGGCACCGTCCAGCCCATCGGAGAGCTAAACGCCTTCGGTACCTTACCAGGATTGTCCATGTCAGGGCAAGTCCGGTAATGTACGAAGACACTGTTGGAATTAACCAAGTACGGGTAGATGATAGCCGGAACCTTACCGGTTTCACGGAAGTACCGTTCTGGTGTGTATCCTAGTTTCTGCTGCTCGATGATGGCGCGCGAGAAGCCGCGACCGTTCATCAGGTAGTCCATTGCGTTTGCGTTTTCGAGGAGGGCTTGATGAGCCTCTTCTAGATCAGGTAGTTCTTCTGTCTTGCGTCCTGTGTCGCCTGAGTCCTTGCGCGATTCGACTTCAGGGATAGTCACTCCTAAATGCTGCTTCAGGCTGGTTAGATTGCCCTGCTTACCACACTTCATGCAGGCGCACAAACCGTCCCTGTTTGCCTGCGAGTCATCTGCACCATGCAGAGACATCCTAAAATGGTACCCATCTTTGTCGCAGTAAGGGCAAGTCTCAATCTCATATTGTGGAGGACCGGCTGATCTCCAATTCCAGCCCCGAGAGGTAATAAACTGCATCGCCTTGCTTGTTACTAGTTCACTTGGTACAGTCATTTGCTAATTCAAATATACAGTAAAAAGGGCCGTTTGTCAAGCCTAAATTTCATC